ATAATAAGAATTGTTTTGAAATATCTTTTCAAAGATACTAATAACCTATTACAAGATTCTACTGATGCATCATCTAAAGTACCGAATCCTTCATCCATTATAAAAATGTCTGACTTTGGAAGCGTTGAAACATTGATCATTGCAACTCTTATTGCTAATGATGCAACTGTCTTCTCCATACCTGAGCATAGTTCAATAATCCTTCTAGAATCACCATAATTTATGTAAATTTCTAAAGAATCAGAACTTTCATCATTCTCTAATTCAACAGTAAAATCAACAATTCCTTGTAAGATTTTTGATATCTCTACGTTGATTGCTGGTAGTTGAGACCTAATGATAATAAGGGGTAATCCCTTTTTTGAAAATGCAGTATTTACGAGCTCATAAACCTTCATTTTTTCTAAAAGTTTTTCCCTTGCTTCCTTTTCCTCAATTACCTTGTCTAATGTTGCAGATACTTTTCCTTTCCTAGTTGCTGACTCTACCTTGGCTGACATTAGTGCATCAATATCCTTAGAAAGCTTTTCAATATTTGATTTAATTGAAACTGCTTCTTCATTTTCTTCGTTTTTTAGAGCCGATTCTAGTGAAAGTAACTTGTTCTTTGCGGTTTGCAATTCTAGAACCTTTGAATCCAAAGTAGATCTAAATTTTGCACATTCTGTTTCTTTCCTAGATATATCTAATGTAAGCTTTGATTCTAAAGAAAGAAGCTTCTCTAGCTTTTCTAGCTTTTCAGAAAAGTTTTCACTTTCAAGAGCAGATAGTGATTCCTTTGCTTCATTCAAATTTTGAAGTGAAGTAGAAACTAAAGAAACTTGATTTTCAATTTTTGATTTATTTACGTGTGCATCTTTTATGAATTTACACGTAGGAAATTCATCACCACAAGGTACTTCATCAAGTATCTTAAGTGACTTTTGTTGCTGCAAAAGTAAAGTGTTCTCTTTTTCGTAAATGTGACTAAGATCAGAGATTGCTTTTTCAAGTTTCTTTAAAGATGATACTTTTTTCTTCAGCTCTTCAATATTATTTTCACTTTTTACAGATTCAATTGTCTTTAGTTTCTTATTACTTTCTTTTATCTCTAAATTCAATTTTTCATACTGGTCTTCTAACGTATCATGAGTTTGTTGAAGAATTTTTACATGCTTGGAAAAAGATTCAACTTGATCTGTGGTTACAGGAGTAACATCCTTGTGATTTGAAAGTGAAACTTGCAATTCTGACAAAAATGCTTGTTTCCTCTTTAGCTCATCATGTAGTTTCTTTATTTCTTTTTCATACTCTTCTATGTTGTCTTCATATTGTTTTATAGAAAGAACCCAGTCTCTATCGGGGTAATTTTTTAATTGTGATTTTAGCGATGCTAACTCTTTATTAGAGAGTTCAAAGAGTTTATCAAAAATATCTAAATCAAGAAATCTTGAAAGAACTGCTCTTCTTTTAGTTGATCCTTGAGATATAAATTGGTTAGTTTCGCCTTGAGCAGATAAAGAAGTCATCATAAAATCTTCTTGATTTCCAATCAAACCTCTGATTACCTTTTCCGTGTCATTTCTTTGCTCTCCAGCGAGATCATCTGCATCTCCATCATCTTTTACTCGAAATACGTTTAAAGAAGTTGTTGCATTTACTACTCCTTTTTTATTTTCAGATTTCGTTGTCTGCCTTTCAATGACATAATCTGTTCCGTTGTGATTCAACACAGCCTTAGATGAACAGTATGGTTTACGAACATTACACACATGAACATTTTTAATTACACCACGATCAGTTGCATTGAATAATGCGTACATTATCGTACCAACAATAGATGATTTTCCAATCCTATTTGGTCCAAAAATACCAACAATTCCATTCAACTTATCAAAGTTTATTACATTCTCTGGTCCGTATGCAAACATGTTCTCAAATTCAAGATATCTTAAAGACCACTTTGAATTTCTTGTTGTCTCTTCACCAACAGTAACAGAAGAAAGGTATGTTTTTATTTGTTCATTAACTAATTTCCATTGATCATCAGAAATGCTTACAGTTGAATAGTAATCCTTCATCATTTTTAGGAGTACTTCATGATTCCTTAGATCTGTCTTTTCATATACAGAACTGCCGGTTCTTACGACAGACTTATCTACAAAAAAATCAGACTTAAAAGTTACTTCTGTGGCTGACTTTACATTTTTCAACGATTCACTGATGTTGCTAAATTCCTTTTGACCTAGTGCCTCTGCGGACCTTACTCTAAATCTTGAACCATCAGGATAATTTGATGCCGTAGAAATTAGATCACTAACAGATCCATTCCATTGAATCGTAACATAGGGTTTTGGATTAGGAAGTTTTCTAAAAGTAACATCCCAATCTCTTTGTGATCTTAGCTCCCAAAGAAGATAACCGTGCTGAACATCTTCAGCATAACCTTGCTGAACAGGAGGCCCAGGATATGATATCCATGGTTTCTTTTTTCCATTTGAATCTTCTCTGTAATCTAGGTGTTGGTATTGATGTATGTCACCTAAAAGTGCAAAATCATAATCCTCAAAGAATGATACCTTGATTCCATCAAGTTCCCAACCAACTTCTGTCTTTGAACCTTGAACTGGGCCATGATAACAGGCAATGTTAATTTTGCCTTCAAGGGGTTTTACATTGCTCCAATTTTCTTCATCAAACAAAGAGTAAACACAGAACGTGTAACCTTTATGAAATTCGTATACTCCACTCTTTTTATAGAGATGAATTTTGGGATTGTTCAATGCCTGAACGACTGGTGATACTGCATCTTGTCTTGATAGATTCACAAGATTACCGTCATGGTTTCCAAGTGTAAGGTGGACTTCACATACTTTAGATAAAGATTCCAACCACCATGTTAGTTGTTCAATATACTCAGGTGAGATCCCAGTTGTTTTTGTGTGGAAGATATCACCACCAACGAATATATGATCTACTTTATTTTTCTTGCAATCTTCAATAAAATTTAAAAACACTTGCCGATATTCATCGTGCCTGCTCAAACCTCTCCAATGAATATCGGCAGTATGTGCTATTCTTAACATCTAGTAATAGATGTATACAATAACCTTGTTTATGTTCAAACCTCTGTTGCTGCTACGGTGGCAGTAGCTCCAGCTGTACCAACCTTAGAAGCAATCCCTCCAGCTTCTTTACCAACTTCGTATGCGCCAAAGCCTATCTTTTTCATTGCATCAGAAGCATTGCTACTAAATTCAAGTAACGCATGCCCTATGTGAACAACGGCTTCTATAATAATTGCAGCTAGAACAGCAACATGTAATATTTTTTCAGCTGCCTTCTTTTCTTTCTCGTGCTCCTTTGAGTTAAACTCTTCGTATGTAACAGTTGGAATCTTTTTTATCTTTGAAATAGCAACATATGCTGCGTAAGAAACAGGAGCAGGGTATACTAATACTTTTAAGGCTTTTTCTTCTATTTCATGAAACATGTGTTCATAATGTTCAAATTTTTCTCCCCACTCTTTTTTACCTAAAACTTTATTGAAAATATACGCAAGTGCTTTACATGATAGTGCAAGAGAACCAAGAACCAAAGTAACAGCTTTTACAATTGCCCACCATTTTGTAACTAATAAAGTAATTCCCTCTACTACTACCTCAGTTAGCAGGGGTTCATTTATAACTTCATTTATTTCTAATAGTTTTTTACTTCTATCTACTGACTTCTTTTCCATCAAGCTAAAAGCTAAACGTATTTCATCATGTGTTGGAACTTTATTTTCAACTAATCTGTTTTTTACAAGAATAAGAGATTCTGTTTTTAGTTCACTTTTTGCAGCAATCAATTCTTTTAATTCTTTAGAGAAGCCAGCGTCATCAACCAGACTTTTGATATCTTCGCTTCCCTCAGTAGACTTGAAAGCCTGCAAGAACTCATTGAAACCAAGTTCGCTTAACTTTCCTTTTATATTTTCATTTATGTTATTGATCAACTCTTTTATTTTTGCAACAACCTTTTCTACTTGGGACATTACTTCTTTTTTAGCTTTTTCCTTTAATTTAGAAAAAGGTGCAGCAATTACGTCAAAAATTCCCTCTTGCACAAGTCGTTGTCTCGATATTTCATCTCGAATCAACCTACGTAATTGAGCCTCAGTTACAATAGAATTATTTTTTCTTGCTCGTTTCATCGATTGTAAATATTAGATTCTGAAGCTAGTTGACATCGCTTTTTGTAACTTGTTTGCAAATATGTCTCCCCATTGTAGCTCTTTTGCTTCATTTATCGCAGACTCAAACTCAGATTTAGACATATTTCCTGGGTCTCCCCATTGCCTGACATCAACAACCTTTACATCAAGATCGTAATTAACTAGTTTCTTATAAATCTTTGGCATTTTGGTATCCCACATGTCACCATCCATAGCAAGGTAGACGGGAGTGTTATGAAGTAGAATACGATTGAATAGTTCGTGTTGTTCAGAGAAGTCTGAGCCCAACAAAGCAGTTGTGTTTTCAGGACATTTCGTCATATCAAAAGGACCCTCAACGAGTACAAGCGGCTTTGACCAATCTATATTCAATTCATTGAAAACTACTGACCTATGATCAACATGTGGATTGTCATACTTGGGCTTCTTTGCCTTGTCTATGGCCCTTGCAACAAAATAGTTGAGGTTACCATTAGCGTCAAAGGAAGGCATTATTATCCGCCTTTTCCACCTTTGTTCATCTGATATGCCAAGCTTGAAGTACCATATGTCCCTATCAGATAAACCCCTGGAGTAAACATACCTCCACGCAGCCTTCACGTCAGGATCAAGATCATTTGCAAGTGTCAGCAGTTTAAAATCTTTTGGTAGTTGTAGAACCTCTTGTTCTTCTTTTTGTCCTGTAACAAATTGTGAATCACTTGAAGAAATTCCAAATAGTTCTTTAAAGATTGCCAGCTGCGATTCAGACCCATATTTTCTTATTAGTGGAATTATTGTTCTTGACTTCCATCCACATACCCAGCAATGATTCGCGCTTGTGTCAGTCCTAATTGAAAGTTTCTTTTTTGTTGGATCAGTTGGAGCACATATAGGACAACGTACGTCAAAGTTTACGCCGTTAGAAGAAACGCTTCCTTTTCCAAATAAAGATTCAAAGAATCTTATGCTATCGGAGACAGAACGTATGGCCACGGTCCAATCGTAACACTAACTACATTTATTGTTCACGAGAGGCTAGCAGCTCGTGCAATCACGTATGCATCCGTCATATCCCTTGAGGCATCTATGGGTTGGCCATTCTTCTTCTTTTGCCATTCCACATGTTTCAAGTCGTTTTCAGACATATGTTTGAAGACCTGTTCCTTGCCATTCATTCCAGCAATTGCTGTTCGTTGCATCTTTATTCCACAAAGTTTTCTTGCGTGTGAAGATGAGATGTAGGTTGGATCTACTTGAAATATTCGCCGACCGATGTAGGAGACAATTCCGTTGAACCTCATGAGCGTGGTGATTGTTGTGGCAGATGACATTCCTTTTTGGAATCCAAGTAGTGGTTCCTCTAAAGCGAATACTGTCGGAGCAAATTTTTGTCGATGTAGAATGTCAGACAACACTGATTCTATCAGGTCTGCCTTTTCCCAGAATGTCTTGCACTTCTTAAACTCCACCTTGTCTAGGAGGAGTATGTGTGAACCCTTATCATCAGGAATGATGTCCTTGTCGACGATGCATATGCCTGTCACTGAAGTAGAGACGTCTAGACCGAGGACCAGCTGTTTATTCACTGCATCATTGTTATCCCCAGGGTCACACAGTAAATAACGCTAAATGATATTCATATCTTTTAGTTCTATTTCTGTCAATATTCTATAGGTCATTCCGTGGGCGCCACACCATAATATGGCTGCCTCTGCTTTCTTCTTGATGACAGCTTGATCTAGTTTTCTTTTTTGCTTCACTTCAATGATTTCTTCTCTGCCGTCCTTGTAGCGAACAAAGAAATCAGGATAATACTTCCTTATTTTTTTCGTTCTAGAATTTGAGAGATATTCTATCACAACCTTTTCGTACGTCCATGCTTCTACATTTGGGTTGCTGTCTAGGTACAGCATGAATTTTTGTTCCCACCCAGATCGATACTTACACTCTCCTGCAATAGGAGATTCATAGGTGCCCCTGTGATAGTGTCCTTTTCTGCGACGCCTTCTTTTGGCTTTCTTCATGATCACCAATCGAATGTTACCTTGAAAAGGATACGTTCACCTTCACGTTTTAGTATCGGTTGTGCAAGTGTTGCCTTTGCAACAACATTCAAATTCTCATCATGGAAATTTATTCCTGATATGTATACGAATTTATCCTTATCGTTTAAGTCTAGAGATGCACTTATATAATCCTCGTTCTTTATGTACGAGTAATTTGATGATGAGTTTAGCATTCCGCGGGGTGCAACAATGTTGTATTTTGATGTGAATAGGTGATGCTCTCCGCGGAAAGACATCTCATATTCTTCTTTTCCGAAGAAATATAGGTGTGGACTTTTTAACACAACAATTCCTTCATTATAGAATATGTTTCCAACTGAGTTCCAGGTACAATGAGGTGTAAGTGAGTCTGCACGGTAAATGTTACCGTTCCCGTCATCTTTCAAAGTAATTGATATCGATCCATTTGATCCTGAAATTGATGAATCTTTCAATTCAAATGTACCTGGTTTTATTCTACTACCATAGAATATGTTGCTAATATTGAAAAATGTAACTTGATTTGACGAAGGATCTTTTGTTCTTTGGTATATTGTGAGTGGTACGTCTTTTTGTACACCTGCACCATAGGATCCTTCATCCGTGGCAATGATATTTTCTATTTTATTCTTTATGTTAGTTATTGCAGCACCAGGTGGAAGACCTGGATTCTCCGGTGTGAATCCGATTAGCTCACTTAAAAACGTTGAATCATGCGCATCATCATGTGTTGCTCCCATCAAAAGAGAAGTAGGACTAAGAAGATTGTCTAAACTTATCAAGCTGGGATCAAATCTTCCCCATTGATCTATCGCTTTGTTTTTTACTTCATTCCTTATAATTTCATAACAAGGTGTAAAATTTCCATCATCACATGGTAAAATTGTTAGATTTCTCTTTCTCACAAATGGATCTGCATATAGGAACTCGTTTGCAGGTGCAGCCTGTGTTGAGTAATCTATTGTAGAACCTGACAGGTGGTGTAGACGCGGAAAATTACTGTTCGCAAAATCTTTAGTAAAATTTTCTAAGTTTATATAATGTCCATTCACCCCAAATGCCATCGCGACATTAAATGGATCGTCTGTTGATCCATCTATCTCAAAGAATGGAGTCTGTAATATACCACCATAGGCTTTTCCGCCAAGTATCGGTGCATCATTATATCTTCTAATATTCGTATTCTCTATAAAAAATGGAGGAACGTAAAATGCTAATTTCTTTGGATCTATTACATCAGGATTGCTAGCAGATGTAGCTAGAATCTGTTTATTATTTAGATAATTTCTGTGAATCAAAAGAGTATGCAACTCAGCCTTTAATGGATGATTAAAACGATAATTGTCAGGTTGATCTCTATTTCCAGCGCTGTCGATTAGTTGTATCAATCCATCTCTATTTGAAGATATGTCACTAAAGAAATATCTTTGACTATCGTTCGTCGTGTTTGATCCTTCATAATAATTTCCAACGCATAACATACTTGGATCATCCAATGTTGTAAATGTAGAAGGCATAATTGTTCCTGAAGGAACAACAAACGTGCCACAATCTACACCATTTATATTGAAAGAACCGGTACCGTCATTTATTGTGTTTGTACCCCAGCGAACAACAACTCGGTGCCATTTATTCCTGTCTAACGAATTATCATCAGAATAAAAAATTAAGTCATTTGGGTAAGAACCTTGTGTAACCTGTGAAGGAGGTATGTCAGCGCTGTGGCTAAGCTGCAAAAGCAAACGATATCCTGAGGGGTAACCATTTTCATCTTTCCTTGAACCTGTAACTAAAGACAAAGCATAACTTGATGACAAATGAAATATTGTTCCTGCTTTAAAATGACCAGGATCTATTCCGTCCTCTTTATACCTAGGATTTATCCTAAAATCAAAACTAAATCCGCCTGATAAAGCATACGTACCAGAAACATAACCTTTATGCTCTGGGATATTTAAGTTCTCTATATTTGGGTATAACAGTACAGAAGAGGTTGGTACATATTGCAATTTTATAGGTGGTATATAACTTGTTGTAATATAACTTGTAAAAAAATTCAAACTATGATAATTCGTATATGCCCATTGTGCCGTTGGATATGATACTCCGTAGTACGGCATAAGCATTTCTTTTACATTTAATTTTCTAATTGTGTTAGTCGTAAAACTTGTGCTTGGTGTGAATCTAGTTATATCAATCTTTTTTTGTTTTTTTATTGATCTAGATTGTTGATTTATCTCATCCAAATAATCATTTATTACATTGAAAAATGAACCACTCAGTGGTGTTTTTTTTGCTGCAGAGCTGACGGCTTGTCTATAAACTTCAATATCTTCATCATTTACTACAGAGGATTGAAAGTTTTTTAATGGTCTTAGTTCTTTTTCTATTTTTGATGACCTAGAAAAAAGACTAATAGAACCTGTCACACCTGACATACTAGAAGAAATGTAAGTACGTGGTGGGTTGATTATAGTTGTAAAAAATTCTACATCATCAGATGTGACAGGCAAGATCGCCATTTATTATTCTCAACTTTATTAGAAGTCTAAACGAACCCTAAATGTTAGATCTCTTTCAGGACTCTTTTCAACGGGTCTACTTAACTTTGCGATTGCAAGAAGATTACCAGATGCATCATACATTCCAACCCCAGTAACAAATGTAAATGACTCTTGTTTATCTTCTTCACCTGGATCTATAACAACTATTCTTCCTCTAGATGAAGCTGAATTGTCAACAAACGTTGGGTTAGAAGAATAATTGAATTCATCTGCTGGTGCTCTACAGAATATTAGTGAAGAATTGATATTTGTGACGTTTTGGAATGTTATAGCAGTCAAAGAACCTGATTGAAATCTTGCAGAGCAGATATGATCAAGAATGTTATCAATGCTACCAGATGTTACAAAATCAGGTATAAACTTTGCCGTATCTTCAGTTTGAGTTCCTTCCCCACCTAGCATTATTGTACCCAATGGATGCATTGCATCAATTGCACCTGAAACAAATTGGCTAGCCGACGTAATTAAACCTAAGTTAAAAACTGCAACACCTGCATCATAAAACATCAAACCAACCTGCCGAGATGTATTTGATGAATCTACTATTATACCGTATTGACCACCGGCAGTGGTAAACTTTTGTGTAGAAGAACCAAGATCAGTAAAAATAGTAGAACCAGACAACGTTGTTTTATTTAAATTAGTTACACCTTCTGATGTAATTGTAGGTGGCATATCCAGATCACCTGTCGAGTCTCCATTTACAGCAGATGCTGTTTGATAAAATCTCATTGCAAAAGTTTCACGTTTAATTTGATCTCTTGCAAATAATCTTTTGAATGCAATGAATAAAGCAGCGTCTATTGGCGTGGTTGACGTTCCTTCAAGAGGTACTTTAAAAAGTGAATCACACCCGCCTAAAAGCAATTGAGAAAATTGTTTATAAATGTCAGTTTTTTCTCTCATCATCAATGAGCTACTTGGATAAAGTGCCTTGCCAGAAGCATCAACTTCTATTTTTGTTGTAGCAGCAATTCCAGTTGTAAGTGAGCCTTCTGGTGCTAGACCTACAGTTATATCAAAAATGGCATTTGCGGTTTGCAATGTAAAATCTTGGTCATAGACGGTTTGAAATAAAGATGAAGTTACTCCAGGACCAACACCACCTGTAACAAAATGTTGGTATTTTCTTCTAGAAGAAGAGCCGCTAATATCTTCTTGTAGTACGTCTATCAGTTGATTTAAAAACGATCTAGCAGTTTTTATATCGCCGGGTGCTAATTCATGATAAGTTGCCATTTTGTTTCCTTATTATAATACTTTTATCTTAGCGTAGATTTAATTGTAACAGGTATTTCTGTAACTACACCAGAATTTCTACCAACTACCTTGATAAGAGTTGTTATTTCCCTAGTGTCGCAAGTTGTTACTCTTCCATAAGTAGTAAATATTGTTGAAGTTAAGGGCCTTACTTTCAGAGTAAAATCTACAGTTGGCAGAGTTCCACCATTAACTGTTCTTATTACATACTTAGAAATTTTATTTATGTCTGGTGTTCCTACAGCAGATTGATTTTGAATTGTTAGGAACATGTCTGGTACATATACATCAAAATTTGTTTCTAGTATGTCTGCATCTATCGATGTTTCACCACCTTGAGGTTGTTGTTCTAACCTTATAAACGCTAAAACTGAATCTCCACTTGTTGTAAGTGATACAGAATTTTGTGTTGTTGAAACTAAGTTCAATCTTGGCAAATAAACAAATGGTCGAGGTGCACTTATCAACCTATATTTCAATCCTATATTTTGATTTGTGAACGCTTCAAATACTGGCGTGTTTTTTTCAATTTTTTCTCTGCCTATCGTTCTACCATACTTTTTGATAATTCCATAGTTTATTTCATCATCACCTAACGCAAATTTTGCTATTCTAAATGAACCATCATTTCTAGCTAGCGCTTGTCTTCCGTAATCAGTAAGCACTGCATCAAGTATGATATTATTTGTTGAATTATCTAACCAACCCATTTATTTCCTCCGTAACGGTAGCTGTTTACTACAATAGATATTTGAATTTCTAAATTTGAACATTCTATTTTGTTAATTCTTGTGGATCATCAATTGTAATTTTCAATGAATCACTTTTTTGATTTTGCAAATTTATAAATTGTATTTTGTAATAAGCATTATCTTGTTTTGTTGAAACCATTCTTTGTACTCTACCATCTAAAAATTCTATCTTAAAGTACTCAGGTACAAAATATACTTTCATTTTTGTTGAGTTAAACCCGTTTGTTTTTATTACATCCTTAAAGGCATCAATTTTTACATATAAATTAGGATATGGTTTTGGAGCTCCGGGTGTGCTTATCAGTTTTTTTATTAGTGTGTTTTTGAAAAAATCAAATGTGACTTCAAACTGAGAACCATAGTTTGAAGACAATCCATGCGCATCAATTGCAACAATTGAGTATATGAATTTTGGTGATTTTAAATTAACAGTATCAACAACAAAATCATCATCAATATGAAATAAGATAGGTTGTTCAGAGTACTCAATTAACTGAAGGTTGCTTTGATCTGTTGTTCTTATGTTACCATCTATTGTTTCTCCAGTTCGATATTTTAAAGCAGAATAGTCAAAACACTTTTGTGATATTAGTTCGAACGGTTCTTCAATAGAAGATCTTCTAAACACTTGAAATTGTTTTATATCTCTTTGTGAATTTACTGGCATTCCCCAATAAACTTGCAATTTGCTATTTTTATAATCCCAAACAAAATTTAAATCAACAGGCGGAGGAGGTGGAACGTACTCAAAAGTTTTTACAACTGTTTTTACAGGTTTAGAACCTATAAAATATGCAATTTCCCTAATTTCATCAGATTCTTCATCAAATCCAGTTGTTACAATCCTAAGAACACTTCTGATAGAATAACTATAAATCTTTCCAAAAAGAATGTTCGTATCAACAAAATCACTTACATACGGACTTTCTACTGTAAACGTTTTTTCGTGTTTATATCCGTCTGCAGTTTGTATATGTTTTTCAATTATATAACCAACTATTCCAGCACTGCTATTGAAAGAATCAGGATTTTGTACAATCGGTCCAATATAAGCTGGTTGTGAATAAACATCATCAAAATCTCCGATGTATTTACCTGATTCTAAGTAAGACTTGTTTATGCTTTTTATTTCATTTTTTGAAAGCATTGAAGATGACAAAAAAATGTCTACTCCAATAAATTGGTTTAACTGAATGTTTATTGGATTTTTATCCAATGTAGATTTTATTGCTTCATAACCAAGTTTTGATTTTATAAGTGTGTTATCTTTATCATAAAAAGAAATTCCACTAAACCTTATATTGTTGTTTGCTATGTCTTCAATATTTTTTACAGCAACGTAAGAATCTTTATTTGTTTTATTTAAATTTTTTTGATCATAACTTGAATAACCGCTTAATAAATCTTTATTAAAACTATCAACCAAGTTAGACAAGCTCAACCCTAATTTTTTGTTTCCTTGCAATTGAAATTTGTTTTGTCTTGCAAGTTCTGATATTGAACCTGGATTTAAACTTGGGTTATCTGTTCTAATCGGTTTATAATTTTGTTGAATTGTTTGTATTCTAGGTTTTCCTGAAAAAGTTGATGAAAATATATCTGTTTTTGAATTTAAATTTAATGTTGTTATACCCCTTGTAATTGCAGAGTTGATAGTCTGAATACCTACCATATCCATTATATCTGTAACATTGACTACGGGGGCTTTAGTAATTTCTGAATTTGCAACTTTTATAGCATCAAAGCTTGCAAGCGAATGTGAAGAATACTTTGATTGTAAAAAAGACTCTTCAGTTTGAACTTTTTCTAAGTTTGCTTCTATTGAAATACCGGAATCATTTGCAGAAAGAGGTGTTGTTGGAGCAATTAATCCTGAAGGTAAATCCCATGTAAGCTTTACATATCTTGGTATTCTAATTGAAAAATCTACAACATCGGTATTTATCTGTTCTACAGATTTTCTTACTAGGTGATCAGGTATTGTTGGACTTTCGTTTACTCTTTCATCTGCAACGTAATAGTTGTACTTAAATTCAGACTCAAAACCAAAAACTTTTGGTAAATTCATTGAAATAACTGGAGCTGATGGCTTAGAAAAGCTAGCATCATCTTCTTCAGGTCTAAAAGTTTCTTGTGATTCAACGTCTATACATGTCATGATGCGTTACTTCCTTCAAAACTTTTAACTAAAACATAGTATTTGTCAAAGGTCGGTTCACTAGGTTCATTAACACTTAGATCTTTTATAGTCTTGTCTCCCGTTAAGTATTTTGACAACACACTTTGCGGTGTAGACTCATCAACCTCAAAATCATCTGGGTCCATAATAACATTGAAAACTCTATCAAATTTTCTAGGCATTATCAAATTTTTTATTTCTTCGTATGGATCAATTACATCTATTGCTTTATCATTAAAAAGTTGTGTTAACCTTTGTTGAATTGGCGCTAATTCAAATTCCCCCACAAACCTACTTTCAAAATTTGAACGAGTGTTTATAGATAATTCTCCATATTTGATGTATCTATGTTCATCAAAGGGTAAGTCAGTCACAAATCTCAAATATTCTTCTAACAAAAAACTTTTTGAATGATTTTCAAAAAGTTTTACGAAGTCTTTATCATCTAAAAATGGATAATCTTCACTTTTTATATAAGACTTTTCATCAGGTGTTATCAATTGAAATTGATATTCATCTTTACTTTTATAATGTGGTATGAACCCAACAACATCTGTGGTATTTGCGAATTGGTATGGCGAATTAATTAGATTACTATTTACGTTTTCCAAGATTATATTTGGGTCAGAAAGGTTGGTATCTACACTGATTGCCCCCTCTCCAGAGATATCAAAACCACTTTTTTTATAATTACCAAGAATCCTAGTTGGGAATAATTTTAGATCAAACAAAAATGTCAATGGCTTATAAATTACTTCAGGTAAAAAAGTATTAATTCTATAAATACATAATTGAATTATGCTATTTCTTTTTGCTAATCCACTAAGTCCCGCAGAGTTAACTCTCATTCTTCTATGTAATTTTTGAGGTATTCCTATTGACATTATTTTTTTATTTGCGCCTGTGTCTCCTAAAAGCTCACCTCTTTTTAAGAAATCTTTTAAAAATAGATTCCAAGCAATTGCATGAACATCTTCAACAGGAACCATATTTTCAATTTTTTTCTCTTTAAAATTTAAGAAATAAGGTGTAACTTCTTTTAGAGGGCTTTCATAATCACTTTTCAATCTTTCAACATAATCTTGCATCTTATTTCTTACTAAAAGTAACTGTTCTTCAGAAAATGCTGCCCTAGTAAGTGTAGGATTTGCAATTTGCCTGGAAATCATTGTTAAGGTTCTACCATATTGTCCTGATTTCAATTGCAAATTGTTCTTTAGTTGTAAAAATTCACTTCTTAAAGAATAAACAAATGAATAGAATTTATCAATATATTTTGATAGTTTTGAGTTGTAACTACCTAAAAGATTTTCAGCTTTTACCATTATGTCATCGTAATGAAGTGCAACTAATCCTGAATTAGATTCTTTATCCGTAATATTGAATTTTTTACTTAAGTTTTTATTATCAAAAACCTTAAAACCACCTTGAATAGAATTAGGAAGTTCAAATATTGAAATTTTTGTTTTTTCTAAAGATCTTATCCTAGAGTTTTTTAGATTTATTTTCTTTATGACACCGTTATACATGTTTACTTGAGGATCAAAATCGATGATTTTTTGTGCACCTAAATTTATTTTTTCATTCATACTAATGGATTGATAACCTTCAACGTTATTCTCTAACAACGTAAATTTTGACAATCCTTGCTTTATTTGATCAGAAGTTAGAAATATTCCTATGACTGCGTTTTTTACTTTTATAATTCCAATTTTATCACTAGCATCATATGCATTGTTTGGCTTTCTAATGTTAGTAAGTCTTTCAGGATTTGCAGCATGAATCATCAAAAAACACAGCTTAAAAATTGAACTAAGATATAATGTTTTTTGCACGCCAGAATATGCTGATTTTTTATCTAAGGGTATGTTTAACTGCCTAACTAAAGCCCTATCTTGTCCTAATGAATTTGCGTTTCTTGTTTGGTCTAAAAAAAACCTGCCGTTGGTTCTAGAAGCTGGATCATTGGTTTCAAAATTACTGTCAAATTCTAGTATTAGTTGTCCAATTTTATTTAAAATTGATAATGACTGTGAATCCTGAGGCGACATAAGTGCATCTCTTATTGCATCAATGCTAACAGAGGCTTCAGTATTTAATTTAAATCTTGGATTAACTGTGTTTGCACTAAGTAACTTGTGTATTCTTTGAATTATTTGATCTATTATTTTTCCTTTTACTGTTGCATTAGCTGGATTTATTGCTGGGAATCCTTCAAATTTTAGACCAGAATAAGTGCTTGAAGTAGATGCGTAAATTTGGTGTAAAAATAAAAGTGCCTGTAATTCCGGATCATCTTTATCGATTGCAAGAGAAATCAAAAGTGAACTAACATCTTTTTCTACATCATTAGAGTTTTTGTTTGTCCAAAGTTTAGGACCAGGCTGTCTTCTAACTAACCCAGAACCATTTAGAATATTTTCTTCAATATATCTCAATAACTTTATTGGACTTGATAAAGAATCTAACACGGTCTTTTGTTTTGGCAATCTAGAATTTTTTAGAATGCTGTAACTTTTTGCACTTGTTAAGTTAGACTGTAGATTTTTTATATCAACATTTTTTTCTTTTGAATCAGTTACTTTTGCTTGTATCGTTGAGTATGGAGATTCTTCTTTAAAAAGAAGATCATCCTTAACCATCTTCAACATCCTTGTAGCAGAATTTAGTCTTGTTAGGTATCTATTTACTCTAGTAAGATCAAATCCATTGTTGACTGTATTTATAGAACTTTCTAAATAGTAAAATGTTCCAGGGGTTATTATAGCATTTGGTCTAACTGTTCCAACGTTGTCATAAATGTATCTATCTTCAAATGAAAGAACCTCTGTTGCGTCTGGTTCTACTGTCTGTGAGAGACTAACAAGTGATTTACCTCCTCCCAAAGGAGAAGGTAATATCTCTGTTATATCAGATCCAACATTCCCTATTAAGTGATTCCATATATTGATATTTTTACCATTAAAGTTATACGGATAACCATAATCAGTTAAGATATCTGCCTTCATTTGCGTAGAATACACATATTCTTTGCAAATAGTATGACTAATTTTTGCAATTGATTCATCTAAATTAGAAGTGTCAGAAAAAACTTTTTCATTAAAAATAGATGTTGAACTAAAAGCATTAGTCATAACAAGTTTGACCATTTCAATTGATTCCGAGTCATTTCTTGTTAGCGTACTTATTGGATACACATTCACTTGTTTTTCACTGAATGCAAACTTTTTTATAAATGATGTTTTTGGTGCAACAAGAGTGTATGGATCATAATAAGATTCATTTGATGAATTTACGCTAAGCACATTTCCATCAGAAAGAAATGTTTGTATCATTCCATTTGCTAAAACCTCTTTTAACTCAAGACAACATTGTAACCATAACTTAGTTGGAGTCCACTTAGAAATATTTTGCAATGAATCATGCAGTATTTCCTCTATTGATAGTGGCAAAAAGTTTGAATAAGTTGCAGGTGAAGATGAATTTAGGTCAGAATTTGGTGGTATTGCTCCAATTTGCCTTAATGTATCAATATCAATATCATTTCTAAAATCTAGCTTTTTTCTTAGTTTAGAAAAATGTAATAACAGCTCGTCTATTCCTTTTGAATGTTGCTCACAATAATCTAATATGATATTTTTTATATCAACGTATTGATCAAAATTTGGTGATTTAACGCTTTTCTTAACTTTAGAGGTTATGTTTATCAGGTGAGCATTTTGCTTTTTTTCTAAAAAGTTACCGTAATCATTCATATCACCATTTCTATCGTAGGCTGGGATAAAGTTAGAGAATGCAATAATTTCAGGACTGTTACTTATTATTCCCGTTGTAGTATCAAACGGTTCTACTTTTCTTTGCTGATTTATCTGAGGTAATTTAAAGTTCTCGTCTAGAACTTTTCTAGAAACTTCATATGTTGAGTTAGAAGGAAGAACGGCGTCATAAGATTCAAACTTATGTGCAACACCATCAACGGGTTGTGCAGAAACATTTCCATGATTGAAAACTTTAGACTTTAGAAACATTATATCTCCGAAATTTGTTGCTTGAAATCTAACTCAGCAGGATCAACAATAATAGTGTTTGCCTTTATTGCATTTCCAACAGAAAAGTCATACATAACTGGTACGACATAATAAATAACTGTGCCAACGTCATCATTACCAAGTATATCAAAGACTTCCTGTCCAGTAACTGCACCAATAAATCTTCTTACACCTGCAACTTCTTTCATTATAACAAAATGATCAAACTCATCATCACTTCCCTCAAACTGCCAAGAAACTCTTACTTTGTTTAAGTCAATTCTTTCCGCAGATAAGGAGTTTGTAAAAGCTGATTTTTTTATTCCAGAAAGAAGATATTTTGCTGTTACACCAATTTCTCCATCTTCATTAAATTTTTTTGTTAGTAAATTATTAAATTCATCAACCGCAGGGATCGTACCATCATCTAAAACAGCAGGTTGCCTCCATTTAAAAGGTTTGTAGTAATAAATTCTTGGTGAAGCTTTTCCTGACGTTGGTGGTACAACAACTTTTTGTACAAAATTTTTAGTAAGTGAAAGAGGATTTCTTATAAAAGTTCTAACTTCATAAAGGTAATCAGCACCTGGGTCTATATCTTCTATTGCTCCCTTACTTCTATTCAAAATATCATCTGCTAAAGATTGAGTTCCTTTTATAGAATTAAAACTTTCATTTATGTCCAATTCCTCAAAGTATTCTTTTCTTCCTGTTTTTAGATTAGTTCTAACTACTTTATGATAAAATAGATTACTGAATTTATCAGAGACCTCTAGGGAATTTAAAGAATCTACTAGGACTTTAGGTGCACCAATTTGATCAAGCAAACTTCTTACTTTGTCATCTTGTGTATTGTCAATTTTTGTTTCTATATTAAATCTAAATGATGTTTTTCCTTCATTCACAGAAATAACAGGTTCAGTTATTGAAACATTAAAATCTACATTTTTCAATTTTTTATAGTGATGGTGTGTGTAACCAGAATGTCTTACTTCCCCTGTTTCAGTTTTATATTCAAGAATGTATTCGCATATTTCACCATTCACAACGCTCTGATCTAAGACTAAAGTTGACTCACCATCAAAATCTCTAAATGGAACTACAACAACTTTTTCGTTAAATGATGAACCATTCCAAACTTTTTTACATACTTGAAATTGTCTAGCAAAGTTTGGCGGATATTTTACGTTAATTTCTACGCCGTCTGAATTACCGATTTTATCTGTTACTACCATGGTTAGAGTGTCTATGTATGGAAGTTTTCCCATTACAACACCACTTACTTTGGGATTAATAATAGTTGAATCAGAATCCCCAGAAATACACTTAAAAATTGCAAACTTATTATCTTGCAAAGGTTCAGTTATTGAACAAGAACTTTCTTGTAAAACATAATCCTCTAAAGCTGCAGAGTACTTACTACATACACCATTATTGGTAACTTCTTTCTTAAGAATTTTTACATAATTTGAAAGAGGATCATTCTGGTGTGCTTCAACTTCTTCATTATTTACTGTGATATTTGGTGATATGAGTGGTATTCTAAAAAATTTCAAATGTTTTTCTACATTTAATAGTTTTACTTGTCTTTCTATCGGAACTTCACTTCTAATCAATCTAAGTCTTTTTCTTTCAAATTTATATGTTTCAAAATGTATTTCTAAACTTGAATTAACCAAATTTTTTGGAATATCGACAAAAGTTCTTATAGAAATTTTATCATAAAAAACTTTCTTTTTTATTGGTACATAATAAGCTTTTTCTTTTTGTACTGTCTGTAAGCAATCATTTAGAAAATAATTTCTAAGTAAATTTACTTTTTCTATTGTTGGAAATTTTTCCTCTGTATCTACTGCTGAAATAGGATGCAACTTATGCATTGATATCAAATCAAAGTTTAACTTTTTTACGTCACCTTGATCTAATAAAGAAAATTCTTTTAACAGATTATTACTTTTCAAGTCTTGAATTTCTAAACTATCTTTTATAGTGTATAACTCATTTATATCTGTTGGTTTTATACCTCTTAAAATTTGTGTAGAAACAGTTGGTAAAATATAGTTTTGTAAGTTTATAGTTGCTTCTGCGATTATGCTATTTTGTTTTGCAATTGCTTTTTTCACTTGTCTTTTATGTTTACACAATATGTTATGCATTTCATAAAGACCAGCTTGATTCAATACTTCTTTTTTCTTTAACGGAAGTGTACCAAGAACTTTTATATTTGAATTTTTCTCTATAACAACGTTTGGATTTATGCATTTAATCACAACTTTGCTTAGTGCTTTCAACACAATTGAAGTTTGTTTTACCCTAAAAACAAATTGAAATTTATAATTGCTTTCATCTTCACTGACTAAAGTAGCAAAGTAAGGTAAAACTTCAATAGTATTTCTCAATTTATTAGCAAATGAAATTGATTGCATAAATTACTCCACTAAAAATCCTCTTCGCTAGATCCAAAAACTAGGGTAAACAAATGTATGAAACTATCAGAACCATTATCATCATTTATCAGCTTACCAATAAAGAAAACATGATGTGATGCTACCTTAATATTTTGAGAATTATTATAGACTCTCCCATAATCAATTACGTCAAGTTTTCTAGCCTCATTATCAGTAATTTCAAAAAATTGAGCAATGATATCATTATCTCTTGACGTAGGATCAAAATAAATTGTTTTTGAATCTTTTTCATATGATTTTAGTTCAAGATTAATGTCTGAAAATGTTAGTGGCTCTATTTGACCCCATGGAGGATAGTTACCGAGAGCATATCCCCTGTTTGATAGATCAATCAAATTAGTTTTATCAACTAATTCACCGTTACTAATTTTTCTAATTGGTGGCAACCATCTAAAGTTTATAAGATTTCTTAGTTTTTCATCATTAAAAAGTGAATCAACTAACGTTGAGTGAGTTGGCAAAACCATTTGAAGATTTTCTGAATTAGGTCTTATTTCAAAATTTACTTCATTTTTGCTAAGAGCGAAATCATCATCATCAAAAAGCCTGTCTATTGTTGAAATAACTTGTAACTTTTTAAAGTTATCAACTGAAGAAGTTAGTATTCCTTCAATTTGAGAAGCAAACTCAGACCCTGAAATTATTGTTTCTGTGAACGTACCTGAAACATAATTTGTTTCTATTTTTTTTAACTTTCCAGAAAGAAGTTTTTTATTTTGTGAGAATACTTCGTTAAATGGAGTTAGCCTGCCAGAATCATCTGCCTCAAATACTATTTGATCATGAGGAACATTATGAGCCTCTAAATATATTTTTTTAGTTGGATCAACATGTCCCTCTTTTGAATCTGGTTCATAAACAACATGAGAATCGGTAAAAGTTGCATAGTTAATACTAAAGGTTCCTTCAGCTAGTTGCCTTTTTCCTTCATAGGTTATGATGGCATCAATGACCCTAGATTTATTATCAAGAATTCCACTCATGGTTTTCCAATACAAATATTCATGATTTTATAAAACTAGCCCAAGATTATCACAGAATCTTAGAAGCCAACGTTGCCAATTCGCTTCTTTCACCCTTAAGGAGACTTACATGCCCAGCAATTGGATAATCCTTGAATTTTTCTATTGCATAGGTAAGACCATTAGTGAAAACATCGACATGAACGTTGTCAATTTGTTCAATGTCACCTGTGAGTACAATCTTCGTTCCATCACCAACACGAGTAATGATTGTCTTTAGTTCGTGCATTGAAAGGTTTTGTGCCTCGTCAATGATGATGTAGGCATTTGGAATCGAACGACCACGGATAAACGTGATTGCCTCAATTTCAATGAGACCTTTTTCCTGAAGAAGGGAAAGGTAATATTCATCATTTGATTTTGGTTTTCCATTGGCGTCAACACCATTTGGAACTTTACGACGATTGCCTTTTTTACCACTCATTAAGAAATTCATGTTATCACGGATAGGTGCAATCCATGGTTCCATCTTTTCCTCGAGGGTGCCTGGAAGGAATCCAATATCTTTACCTACAGGTTGAACTGGACGTGTCACGATAAGTTTGTCGTACTTTGGTTGGCTACCTAAGCCTTTGAGCTGTTCCAAGGCGGCAGCAATTGCAAGAAGAGTCTTACCCGTACCTGATGGTCCAGTCAATGTAAGAAGCTTGATGCTGTCGTCAAACAAGAGGTCATAAGAGAAAGTCTGCTCCTTGTTTCGAGGCTTTAGACCAAAAGCCGACTCTATCTTAGCAATAGGAACAAATGGCTTCTCAGGATGTAAACATTTTGCAAGCGCAGACTTTAATGTTTTACCGTCAGGTCCTACAGCCTTCAACACGATGATCTGATTTGGATAAAGCTTTTTGTCTCCAAGGAATTGGTCTGATACCCATAGACTTTCTTCCCTGTAGAAAGTATCCACATAGTCCTCTGGTACTTCAATAACTTCAACTCCACGATAGAACTGCTCTTCATTTGCAGTTACCCTCATTTTGAGGTAATCTTCACATTTTATTCCAAGTGAATCGCACTTTATTCTTACGTTAATGTCCTTAGACACAAGAATACAATGCTCAATCTTTTCCTTGAGTTGAAGCATCAAAGCAATAATCATATTGTCTGTCTTTGACGCCTGTAGCTCTTGTGGTAAAAGCTTTACTGCATCAGCACCAACAGAAACAATTCTAAGTGTTCCTCCATTTGATAAACCTACACCATCTGTGAGGCTTCCTTTATCTCTAAGATCGTCAAGAGATCTTGATATTTGACGAGCACCTTTTCCAACTTCATCTAATCTACTCTTATGTCGATCTAACTCTTCCAAGACTGCCATTGGAATTATCAAGTCATTATCTTCAAAAGAAAAAATTGAATTTGAATCACTAAGCAAAACGTTTGTATCTAAGACGTATGTTTTTTTCATGTAATCATTGCAAATTATAATACAGATCTTTAAACAATTGATCTTTGATTTTATAGTTTTTCTTTGAAACAATGAAAAAGAAAAATCTAAACATAATACAAGACAACTCTTGTTTTACACTTCATGAAAAGCACAACATCAATTGTCAAAAAAAAGATTGCAAAAATTGGATTAAACACGCTGATAGCAAAAATTGTGTGATAATTGCTTCAAAGGCAGGTCCTAAAACGCTTCAGGAAATAGGTAAAATCTATAACCTCACGCGAATGAGAATCTGCCAAATTGAAAAAAATATTTATGAAAAAATTAAAATTCTAATTCAAACTTGATCATTTACTTTTTTACTCTTCTTTTCTTTTACTTTTTTTACAGTTTTTTTATTTGAATCTATTGAATAAAATTTTTGATCTTCTACTTTTTCTTGAGTTGTAATCTCAATTTGTTCATCTTTAATTTGTACATCTGAAGTTGATTCTTCTACTTTTTCAAGTTGTAAATCTTCTTCTTTTTGTAAAACTTTTTGTTTTACTTTAAGCTTACCATTTTTATCTAATTCTGAATAAGCAACCGTAGGATCAAGACCTTTATCTAGGATCTCTGCAACAAGCAGTCTTTTGAACCTGCGCATCACTCCTCCTTTTTTTCTTTTTCTGCATCCTTGTCTGTTTCAAGCATTAGCTTTACTAATTCTTTTGACTTAGTTTGTAGCTGTCTTAGTCCTTTTCTTGAACGAACTCCAGCTGCTGAGTTTCCTTTTGCATTTTTATGCACATCTAATTCTAAAGTTTCAACTAAACTCTTTAGTTCATTCCACTTTTCTAATACGTTGCTCATTTTTTCTCCGTTATATATCGTTGCAAATAAAATATATGTCCAAAATTAGAAGTGTAAATATGTAACCTACACTATGATTGCGTTAAATTCTTTTGGAAACATGTGTTTGTTATTCTTATAAAATCTTTCCCAATCAGAATCTATAATATATGACACTGCAAAATCTTTTTCATTTCTAATTGATCTTCCAAGTGATTGAATCACTGATTTTGCTGTCATATATGGATACCACTTTTCATTTCTTTCCATTCTTTTTTTGACCACTAAATCTCCAAGGTAAGGAAATGGAACTTTACAAACTACTTGAAATCTGCTCAAATCATCTTTTAGGTCTACACCTTCCATCATTGATGGACTCAACAATACAGTTGGTTCTGTACTGTTTATGTGTAGTTTTAATACTTCGTCTCTATTACTGGAGTCGTGCAACATGAGACGGGGTGATCCAACACTTTCTTGTATATATTTTGCAATCCTGTAATTGACGCAGTGAATTATACCTTTTTCATTAGAATGTTTTTCTAGAAGCATTCTAATGACTTCTGCTGACTTTGGTAGAGTCGAATCAATTGAAGACTTTGACATAGATCCAACAGGCAAATAATGAATTGGTCTATTTTCAATAGGGAACGGAGATTGTATTGCTAGATATGCAATATCGTCAACATTCAATCCTAAAGAAGAACAAAAAATATCTTTGTCAACAATTGTTGCTGACATTATTAAAACACGGCCACCTAATTTGAAAAAAGTATCATAGCTATAGAGTGAAACATCAATTGGTTTAAACTCGTATTTTTTTCCCGCTTTCTTATTATCATAAGGCGGAATTGCCACATTCATTGTCCAATTTTCTTGCTTATAAACTTCAATGAAACGATCAACTTTACAAATGTGTTTGTCTAAAATTTCATATTGTTTAGATTGTACACCGTAACCATGGATATCATTACTTAATTTTGCAAGTGACTTTTCTAGCGAAGAAAGATGCTTTTGTAATGATTTCAAATAAGTTGTTTTTACCCAATCAAAGATTGCTGACTGTGATTCGTTCTTTGGCGGTTTGCATTTGATAATATCCTTAGCAAACTTTTCAGAAAAAGTGACTTCAATGAATTTACCCAATTCTGATTCAGTATTGTGAGCTTCATCAACAATTAATAAACCTCTTGGTTCTAGCTTCCCTGCGTACATTGATTCTGCAAGAATATACGGAAAGTTAGTAACCGAAATTGGGGAGTCTATGAATTCTTGTTTTTCAATCGAATATGGACAACTTGATTTGCAATGTTTTTGAAATTCACTTCCCGATAGTTGTTTAGTCAGCTTTGAAAGTATTCTTTTTGATTCTGCACATGACTGATCACTATAAAAAGAACACTGGTAATTATTGGAAGATTTTATTGACCTGACAAGACCTTTACCAGATTGTGGACCAAAGTCTCTTAAATATTGCTCCTGAAGTATCTTTTGTGTAGTAACAATATATGCACCCGTAAGTTTGTCACCTTCTTTGTTGTATAAGGTCTTACCATGTGCCTCAAGATATCTAGCGATGGTAACCCCTATTGCTGACTTACCAACGCCAGTACCAAGTTCCAATATTACTTGATTTTTTCCAGACTCATAAGCATCGATAGCAAACTCAATTGCTTCTCTTTGTTCCTTCCTGATCTTCTGAAAAGGAAAGTATGAATCATAGGGATACTTAGGCATCCTATAATAATAAAAAATCTTGTGTTACATTTTCACTTTATTTTGTGTCGCCGATTATCTTGTCAACAATTCCCATTTCAATCGCTTGTTCTGGTGTCAAAAAGAAGTCATGACCCGCCTTCATCAATTTATCGATATTTTCTTTTGTGAGTTTTGTCTCAGACATTAATGCTGAAACCATGAGCTCCTGAAGCCTTTCAAACTCTTTCATTTCATTCATCGCTTCAAAAACATTACCAATTAATCCACCTGAAATTGGGTGAATCATAATCCTTGCAGACTTACCAATCATTCTTTTGCCCTTAACACCTGATGCAAGGAGGAGAACACCGGCTGACATGACCTTACCTAAGGCAATTGTATGAACTGGGCATGGTAAGAATTTAATCGTGTCATATAGTGAAAACATTTCATCTACAGAACCACCATACGTCGAAATAACAAGATGAATTGGTCTGTGATTTTGATTTGCTAAATGTAATAATTGAACAATCACATTTGATATTGAAAGTTCATTAACTTCACCGTGAAGAACAACAAGTCTATCATCTGTTCCAGAGATGTTAGAGGCAAAATAAATTTCTTCACCACTATTTGTTCTAGTCCTATTTTTATAATTTACCGGGCGTCCCATCAGGTACCTCCTTCATATATTCCAGTGATTGTTAGATTTGGAACAATTTCTTTTATAAAGTTTGAAACGACTTGCGCGTTTTCAACATTTTCTAGCTCAAGACTAAGGTAATACATTAACAAATACTTTTGTCTTTCAGAGATACCAAAATTTATTATTTCACTAACAATTTTTCTAACTATGTTATTTTCTTCAGCTAGTTTGTCAGCATTTGTTTGACCATATAATTCACTCATTGTAGTATTCCTATTGACCTAGTAAATGATTCAACCTTACAAAGTGATTCACTTAAAATTCTAATATATTTACCGTGTATTTCATCACCCTCGGTTTCTGTTGTAAGAACAACAAACTCACCCCATTTTTTATTTTCAACTATAAATTGTACTGCCTCCCAAGTAGCTATGTCTGCCGAATTAACTTCTAGTATGTTAGAAAAATTTACATGAAGTGAAGGTTTTATATCTTCAACTTTTATAATTGAATTCATACTTTCTTTTGTCTGTATTATTTCAGAATTACAAACATCAATAATTTTATGAACTAATCCACAGTTGTTACATTGAGAATATTTTGTAATGACAGACTCATCATCATTTATGATAGAAAAAACAATAAATTGATGTACTGGAGGTTTTTCCAATTTTTTAAATTGAGGTAAAACACACCTGCACTTTATCAGATGTTTTTGTCCTCTAGGCATATTATCTTCTATTTACAGGTAGATTACTACGTTCATGTGTGCGTACTTCTTCTAGAACGTTGTTAACAGATTTTTGAAATGTTGGCAATCCTTTTTGAAAACCTTGAGAGACTGAAGATTCCAAAATAGAAACAATTGTTTTTAACTGTAACTCATTTAGTTGAGGTGTAAGTTTACCCTCTTTGTTTAATGCAGCAAGGTTGTTTGCAACTACGTCTTTAGAATAACTTAGTAAATTAAGTGCTTCTTTTGAAATTTTATCTACTTGATTCATTTTTCACCATCATATATAAGAATACAATATTTATTGGGGTTGGTAAACCAGGAAACCTATACTATGATGAACCAAAGCACTTTAAAACAAGTATACCAAGTAAGAAAACTTAACGAGATTTCTAAAAAAGTCAAAAAAGCTGATTATCTTTTAAACGAAAATAATCCTAGCTATCATGCAAGGCTACTTTTAGAAGCTCTAGATCAAGATGAATACGATAAAGCAAGTAAAGTCATAGAAAAATTACAAGGTTTATCTGATGCAGCAGAAAAAGCAGGACTAAAATCTTTATCTGACGCAATGGATAAAGCAGTGGAAGAAATAAATAAATTTACGGGTGGTGGTATAACAGATCGTGTTAAGTCTAAGCTGGCATCTATTTTCAGTAAGTCTGCGCCGGCAGAAAATCCAATTTTAAAAGGTTTAGCATTTGCTAGCTCATTAGAAAAAGGTTTTGGAGCGCTACCAACAATACTGAAAAACAACATAAAAGACATAAACAATAAAAAAGGTCAAAAAATTTCAGAGATACTAACAGATGATAAAGCAAAAAAAGCTTTTTCAAATATAATACAAAAAGCTTTTATACCTGAAGGAACATTCGGAAAAGTCTTTGGGAAAATTCCTTATGTTGCAGATATTAATGTCGTTGTAAATGAAATGTTAGAATCAACACCAGAAAAACTTGCATCAGTAATAAAACCTGCAACTTCAGGTGCCAAGGCCTCTGATATTAATCCAAAGATTGCTGATCCAAAAGCAAGTGCTGGTAGTGCAAAAGGTGGAGGAAGCGGCGAAGGATTGCTTGACGGAATAAAAGATAAAATCTCCGGAGCAAAATCTTTTGATGATCTAGTAAATGTGCTAAAAAAGTTAGATCAAAATGCTGAAATAAAAAATAAGGTCACAGCTGCTAAACTAATTCAAAATATTGAAAAGCTAAAAAAAGATCCAGGTGCATCCGGTTATAGCGGTCAGGAATTAGTTAGCAAATTTAGCATACTTGGTGCAGGTGGTCTTAGAGACAAAGTTAAAGAGCTGGCTAAGGGTGGTGGCGGTAGTAAGGGTAGTGGAAGCAAAAATCCAAACGCAGCACCTTCAGGACCAGAAAAAACTACAAATACTAAACAAATACAATCCGATGCAAAGAAAGTTGGAATTGATAATGCAAAATCATTAGCAACTTTAATGAATAAACTAAATATTGAAGTTGGATCTTCAAACAGTGCAGTAGTAATACCCGCGCTAAAAAATGTAATGGCAGTAGATAGGGTAGATGAGGATCAGGCAGAGGGTTACATAATGGGCCTAATGTCAAACTTTGATGAGTTTAAGGGAAAAATTGAAACAGCAATACAAAAAGCTGCTGAGGCAAAAGCAGCAAAAGAAAAGGGAACAGGTACACCAGCACCTGCAGGTGGAACTCCGGCCGCCTAATCTATTGACATACTAAACAACCTACACTATCGACTAATTCATTAAACTTTTGTTGATAGTGTAGAGCTGTTTTTATACTAGTCAATGGGTATGTTTTTCCATTAAATGATACTATCCCATGTGTAGATGACACTTTTATTGCTCTCAAACTTTGATCTATCATAAAAGATCTTTTTGACTTATTAGTGTCCTGCTTCAAGAAAATTGTAACTCTACTAGAACCAAGATTTTTTAGACGGCTAGAAATTATTTCAGACTCTGCTTCATTCCCAGCGTCTATTATCCTTTTCTGTAGAAATTTGATGTGCCTATCAACATTAGAATTTGTTTTTTTGTTTTCGATCAAAACCCCAGACTCGTTGACAACAATTGAATCAACTCTTTTTATATATGATATGTCAATGTTACTTATGAGTTGACCTTTATGTGTAGAAATTACATCACTATTTGATACAACTGCAATATCATTCAAAAGATTAGCACCTTTCAAATCATATTTTGTTATGAGCGGTACAACAGAAAGTGTACCACGATTATTGTTAACCTTTATGGTATGAACAACATCTTCAGACAAACCTCTAACAAATAGGAATATGTTATCCTTCAATCTAGATGCTTCTTCTAGGAGATGATGTATTTCAGAGACAGTTTCTATATATCCGTCAATTACAACAACCTTTGGATCTATAAACTTTGAATTTTTTATCTTTACTGCAGGATATACGTCAGGAAAAAAGCTACCATTTGTCAACTCAACAACATCCTTATTTCCTTCAGGAATGTGATTTCCTATCACTATTTTTCCGTACAAACCAGATAATTGTAAAGAATCTAAAATTATCTTTGTGACTGTTTCATCTGCATAAGTCTTTATTAGTGAACATACATTTTCTTTAGAAAGTACACATGGTTCTGTAACAACATATGTTGAATCAGTAAGCAAGCTCAATAATAATATTGAAGAACCTGGAGATATCATCTCAGCTTTTACGAGATGATTCATAAATAATTCTAACAATAGATTATCTATGTTTTTATCAAACTTTATTTTTGATATATCTTGAAGCCCTAGGCCATTATCATTACACTTTTTTATATGCTTAATGATAGCACTAAATTTTTTGTCTATATCCTGAGTAACAAGTGTCACATTGTTACTTTACTACATTGAATAGGACGTGTTTAAGGAAGCTGTTTTATTGCATTCAAAAATATCTTGAAAAGAAGTGTTACTAAACCACCACCAACTGCAACTCCTGCCCACTTTATAACAGACATTGAAACTTTATGAAAAGATTCAACATTTTGAACGCTGCTTTCTAATCTTTGTAACTTAGAATGAAATTCATCAGTTTTTTCTTCACATTCAATGCCTGTTTGATCAGCATGCTTTTGCCATGAACTAATTTCCACTATTTGCTTTTGTACTTCTGATATAGATTCAGCACTTGCAGCTTTATTTGCAGCTATCCTGGAAAATAGTCCATCATCTGGGTCGTATATGGCTTCATGTATTTTGTTGACTTTTCCAACAATTTGATTTTGTGAATTTTCTATACTATCTATTTTATATAATAATCTATCAAAACCACCGTTTAATGCGGCACTACTGTCCAATTTTCGGTGTATATTGTGTAATAGGTTTTTTGATTCAACCTCATTATCATCAGCATAACTTTGATTTGGTTTCGAAACCACAGTAGTTTGTCGACGATTATTTTTTTTGTTCATATAACCTGTTCTTAAGTATTAAAATTTCTTAAGAAATTCTAGATTAAATAAATCGAAATAGAAAATAAATTTATGGATAATTTTAATTTTAAAAATGAAATATTTGGTACTAAATTTGAACTAAATAAAGATACACAAATAGTGTTTGTTGCTGATCTATTTGTAGATGATTATGTTGGTGGAGCAGAACTAACATCAGAAGCATTGATTGAAGAATGTCCCCTGAAGCTTCAGAAGGTAAAATCACATGATGTTACAATGGAATTGCTGAAACAAGGGGTTGAGAAATTTTGGGTATTTGGAAACTTTTCTCTACTCAATCCACAATTAATCCCCAGCATAGTTGCAAATATCAAGTACTCGATACTTGAGTACGATTACAAATACTGTAGATATAGATCTCCAGAAAAACATTTAAGCACAACTGGTAAACAATGCGACTGCCATGAACAATTGAATGGAAAACTTATAAGTGCTTTTTATCACGGTTCAGAAGCTCTTTGGTGGATGTCTGAAAACCAAAAGCAGCATTATGAAAACCTATTCCCATTTTTATCAGAAAAGTCTAGTATTGTTTTATCCAGCGTATTTAGTAAAAAAACTCTAGGTACAATAAAAGCACTTAGAGAAGGAATGAAAAATAGTGGTGAAGAAAGAAAAGGATGGATCGTATTAGGGTCAGATTCTTGGGTAAAAGGATTTGATGATGCTAAAAAATGGTGCGAAGATAATAACAAAGAATATGAAGTACTCTGGAAAGTACCGTATGATTCAACACTAGCTAAAATGGCTAGTTCAAAAGGCTTTGTATATCTTCCTAAAGGAATGGACACATGCCCTAGAATGGTAATAGAAGCAAAGCTTCTTGGTTGTGATTTACAGTTAAATGAAAATGTCCAGCACAAAAATGAGGAATGGTTTACTACTGAAAACCTAGAAGAGGTTGAAGAATATCTTTACGCAGCACCACAACTGTTTTGGAATGGAATTAAGAATATAATGAATTATAGTCCAAAGATTAGCGGTTATACTCAGACGCGTAATTGCATTGAGCAAAACTATCCATGGGAACAATCAATCAAATCACTACTTGGTTTTTGCGATGAAGTTGTGATTGTTGATGGTGGTTCTACTGATGGTACTTGGGAGAGGCTACAAGAGATTGCCAAGGTTGATCCTCGAGTAAAGCCATTCCAATTTGTTAGAGATTGGAATGACAAGAGATTTGCACTTTATAACGGTCAGCAAAAAGCAGAAGCACGAAAAAGGTGCACTGGAGATTTTTGTTGGCAGGTTGATATTGATGAGGTTGTTCATGAAGATGATTATCAGAAGGTCAAGGATCTTGTAAGAAAATTCCCTAAAAACATAGATCTAGTTTGCCTACCAGTAATTGAATATTGGGGTGGACCAGAGAAGGTTAGGGTTGATGTCAATCCATGGAAATGGAGGCTAAGCAGGAATAATCCAAAGATTACTCATGGTCTGCCGAAGAGTCACAGAAGGTATGATGAAGAAGGCACCATGTATTCTGCTGGTTCTGATGGAGATGATTACATTTACGAAGATACATTAGAAAACGTTCCTAGCATTTCTTTTTACACAAAAGAAATTGATAACGCAAGACAACATGCAATGGTTGGTAATAAAAAAGCATTAGAGGTTTATGAAGCCTGGCTCAATGAGGTTGTGAAACAATTACCCGGTGTGTATCATTATTCTTGGTATGATCTTGAAAGAAAAATTCACACTTATAAGGGGTTCTGGTCACGACATTGGACTAGTCTTTACAATCAAACTCAAGAAGATACACCTGAAAACAATAAGTTTTTTGATAAGAAGTGGTCTGATGTTACCGACCAAGAGATAAAAGAGCTTGCAACAAAGATGAAAGAAGAGCTTGGAGGTTGGATATTCCATCATAGGATAGACTTCACAAAGCCAACTCCATGGCTTAACATCAGTAAACAACAACCTGCTGTGATGACATCTTTAGAACCACTTTTCCAAACAGAGAATAACAAGTGAAAAATAGATTTGTCTTTGTAATTCCTTATTACAACGCTGAAGAAGACATAGCAAAAACCCTCCATTCAATGATGGCACAAAGCTATGATGAATGGAGGGCTATTGTTATCAATGATATGTCAACAGACTCAGGTCCTAATCTTGTAAAAAAGGTTGTTGAAGGCTCAATTTATAAGGACAAATTTACGTTAGTTGATAGAAATGAAAAACATGGTGAAGTAAGAAACACACTTGTTTCCCTGGATTCTATTGAAGATGATGAAGTTGTATGTAGGTTAGACGGAGGAGATTGGCTAATTGAAAATGACTTGTTGTGGATGTTAAATGAAACCTACAAAGATCCTTCACAGGCAGTTGCATGGACTGCTCATCGTTGGAGTTATACACCAAGAAATATTTCTGGCCCTCTAAAGTTACTTCCAGGTCAAACCGTATATCAACATCCGTGGGTATCAAGTCACTTAAAAACATTTAGAGCATCACATCTTAGAAAAGTTCCTAAAGTAAACTTTTTTACCGATGAAGGTCAGTACATAATGATTGCTTGCGATCAAGCAATATTTCTTCCAATGATGCACTTATCTTTAAAGGAAAATAAAAAACTAAACTTTATACCCATTGTAGGTTATCATTACAATATAGATCTTGGAAATAAAAATCTATTCACATCCAACAGGGCAATAAATCAAAAAATGTCAGCTGAAATGATACGTGAAAGAGGGTTCCTTGAATGAAAATTTTATTTGATAATGTTAACATAAGTTCATCATCAGGACCAAACTCATTTGGTAAAAGATTGATGAACGAATTATCAAAATTGGGACACAGTGTAGGAACAAATTTAATTGAACCAGATGTTCAGCTTTCATTTATTATTGCAAATCAAAAAAGATCAAAACTTGCATTAAGATTGGATGGAATATATTTCAACACAAGGCAAGATTGGAAAAGCTTAAATTCACCGATCATGCAATCAAAAAATATTTCAGAACTTGTGATTTATCAATCAAATTTCAATAAACTTCTAACAGAAAAATATTTCGGAAAACACGAAAATTCAGTTGTAATAAATAATGGTACTTGTCTAAAAACAATTGAATCAATACCAACACTGTCAAATAATAATTTAAATAAATACAGCGAGATATGGTCATGTGCTTCATCATGGCGTCCTCATAAAAGGTTGAAGGATAACATCCATTATTTTTTAGAAAAAGCGCCAAGTGATGCATGTATGATTGTAGCAGGAGAAAATCCAGATTACGTTATTCAATATCCAAGAGTTCACTATGTTGGTCAATTATCTTGGGAGCAATGTGTCTCTTTATATAAAAGATCAAAAGTATTTGTTCATTTAGCTTTTTTAGATCATTGTCCAAATGTTGTAGTAGACGCAAGAGCTTCAGGATGCAAGTTGGTTGTTGCATCTAGTGGAGGTACTAAAGAAATTGCCGGTATTGAAGCAACTATTGTTGATGATATTGAATGGGACATGAATCCATTAGATCTATACTCACCTCCAAAACTTGATTTTACAAAATTCTGCAATAACACAATAGATTCAAACATAAACATAAGTGTTATTGCAAAACAGTATGCAGAAAGTCTAGTAAATTTATGAAAGGAATTATTCTGGCGGGAGGAACAGGAAGTAGACTTTATCCTATCACAAAAGTCACTAACAAGTGCCTTCTTCCCGTTGGAAAAGAACCTATGATTTTTAGAATGCTTGACATCTTTAAAAGATCAAATATAGAAGATGTTATGCTAGTCACAGGTCCTGAACACATGGGTGATGTTATTTCTTTATTAGGCTCAGGTGCAGAACATAGTTGTTCAATAACATATCGTGTTCAAGATGAAGCAAATGGCATTGCTGCAGCATTAAAAATGTGTTCATCTTTTGCTAAAGGTGAAAAGTTTGCTGTTATTCTTGGTGATAACATATTTTCTGACAATGATGAGATTGCAAAGCAAATAAAACTATTTGATATGATTCTTGAAGATTATCGTTTATTTGCAAAATCTGTTAAAGATCCTCAAAGATTTGGTGTACCTGTATTATCACCCGAAGGAAAAGTCATAGACATCATAGAAAAACCAGTTATTCCACCTTGTGACAAAGCAATAGTTGGTCTTTATTGTTACACTGATGAAGTATTTGATGTGATTGACACTTTACAACCATCTCAAAGAGGTGAATATGAAATCAGCGAATTGAATTCATGGCTTGTAAGGAATAGACACGGATCATTAGTGGATATTAACTGCGAATGGATTGATGCAGGTACACACGATTCTTACAAAAAAGCCAATGAAATAATTTGGGGTTGTCAATGAAAGTCATAATCGGCAATGGAAAAGTAGCAAACATCATAAAAGATAAAAATGATGTTATCCTATCTCACAAAGATGTAGAGATAGCTAACCCTGAATCTGTTCTCTCTTCATTACAAAAATTCCCACCAAATACGCTGGTAGTAAACACAGCGGCAAAAATAAATCTAGAATGGTGTGAATCAAATAAAAACGAAGCAGAACTTGTAAATGTTTATGGTGCACTAAACATAGCCCACGCTTGTCAAACATTCAACCATCGTATGCTTCATATAAGTAGTGGTTGTATTTTTGATGGTGAAGAAACAGGTAAAGTATATACTGAACAAGATAAGCCTAGTCCTGCTTCATGGTATGCATACACAAAAAGCAAAGCTGATCAACTTCTCACTTCGTGTGGTTACGATAAAATTCTAATTGTTAGGCCTAGACAACTTATTTCTCCGGTTCCAAATACAACAAATATGTTGACCAAATTCATGTCAATTGAAGTAGGTGATTTTATAGATTCTCCCAACTCAATCACCTGCATTGAAGATATGAAAGAAATGATTGATCACCTTATTTCAAAAAGCTGTGTAGGAATATACAACGTAGCTAATACTGGTTACATCAGTCCGTATGACATAGCCGTTAGAATAAGGGAAGAATTCAATCATCAAATGGTTGTTAATTGTATTTCATACTTTGATTACATTAAAAAAATAAAAGTAAAAAGAGTAAATACACTTTTGTCTATTGATAAATTGATGTCATCTGGTTATACACCTAGATCTGCAACAACAGCTTTAGAATGGTGTCTAAACAATTATGGAAAAATAAAATGAAGGTTATCATTACAGGTGGTGCAGGATTTATTGGAGGTCATGCCGTTCAACATTTCGTTGAAGAGGGAGATGATGTACTCAATATAGACAAACTTACATATGCATCTAAAATAGAAAACACACAAATTTCTAAATTTGTGAATCTAGATATTTGTGAAACTGACAAACTTTGTAAAATAATGAAAGAATTTTCTCCTGATGTTTTGATAAATTTTGCAGCAGAAACTCATGTTGATAATTCTATAAACTCATCAAAAGAATTTGTGAAATCAAATTTAGAAGGTGCAACTTCAGTGATGGATTCTTGTGTAAAGAATAATGTAAAATTATGTCACATATCTACTGATGAAGTATATGGGCCAGCTTTTGATAGACCATTCACTGAAAGCGACATTTTATGTCCAATGAATCCTTATTCTGCTACAAAAGCAGCAGCAGATATGATGTTACCTGCATACAAAAATACTCATAATCTAAATTACATAGTTGTTAGACCCTCCAACAATTATGGACCAAATCAACATCAAGAAAAATTTATTCCTAAGTTAATAAATTGCATTAATAAAAAAACGCAATTTCCGTTGTATGGTGTAGGAGACCAAGAAAGAGAGTGGACATTTGTAAAAGATACAACTCGTATTATTAGAAGATTAGTAAATGCAAAAAATATTGCATGGAACGAAGGTTCAGTCTACAACCTTAGTTCAGGAATCACATATAAAAATATAGATGTTGCAAAAATTGTAATTGATTCATACAACAAAAAACATAATTGCAAACTTAGGTTAGAAGATATTATAAAATTTTCTGTTGATAGACCAGGTCATGATAAGAAATACTGGATATCTTCAAAAAAATTGTCAAATGTTGTGAATTATAATTACACATCTTTTCATTCCGGCGTTTCAGAGATAGTTTAAAATGAAAAATATACACGAATCAATAAGCAAACTTATCGTAAAAAAACTTGAAAAGTACAAATCTCAAAATTTGAACAAGGAAACTTGTGTAAAAATATATCAAGATATGTTTGAAATAACTTTGAGCTTATTTCAAGAATCAAAAATAAAGATTAGCAATGAAGCAGTGAATCTAATTTGCCAAATGTATTATGATTCAATTACCATAAACAACAATCAAGAATTAGATCCAAATATTTTTTCTCAAAGGTCAAGTGTAAAGAATATCGAAACAAAAGAGCTTGCAATGTTGGCTAGCTTTTTTACAAATACACCATTTGCAGAACCTATTATTTTTGAAATAAAAAGAAGATCATGAAAGTATATGTACATCCTGCGAAAGAAGATTGGATAGTTGATAGATTTGTAAATGAATGGAATGAAGATAATAAAGACATAACAACAACCAATCCTTTTGAATCTGATATAATATGGTTACTTGCCAGTTGGTGTTGGTTTGACATAGCAAAATTTGAAAGCCTAAGAAGTAAAAAAATATTAACTACAATTCATCACATAGCACCTGAAAAGTTTGATGAATCTTCAATAAAAAATTTTTTGCTACGAGATAAAATTACAACTGCTTATCATGTTTATAATGAAACAACTTTTTCATTTATTTCAAAATTTACAAAAAAACCAATACATTTAATTGAGTATTGGGCAAACCAAAAAATTTGGAAAAAAACAGGCGATAAATATTTTTTTAGAAAAAAATATCAATTGCCACATAACGGTTATTTAATTGGAACTTTTCAACGAGATACTGAAGGAAAAGATTTAGTTAGTCCTAAATTAGAAAAAGGACCAGATCTTTTTTGTGATGCAATTGAAAAATGGTGGAACAACAATAAAAATATACATGTTGTTTTAGCAGGTTGGAGAAGACAATATGTTATTTCTAGATTATCTTCTGCAGGAATACCATTTACATATTTTGAAAAACCAAGCCAAGAAGTATTAAATGAATTGTATCAAACTTTAGATTTATATCCAGTAACATCACGTTGTGAAGGTGGTCCACAAGCGTTAATTGAATGCGGTTTACTAAACGTTCCTGTTGTATCTAGGGATGTTGGTGTTGCTAGACAAGTACTTAAAGAATCATCTATATCTAGCGATGTAACGTTAGCTAAACCTGATATTCCTCTAGTTGAAAATTTGAAATTACCTAAAGGTTATTCGTTATACAGAGATATATTTTTTAGATTATAATCATATCCAATGATTACAATTGGAATTATCTCATTCAATAGAAAAAAATATCTCGATGCCCTCATAAAGTCTATCAAATGTCTAGATAGAAATATCTTCAATGTCATAGTAGTTGATAACGGTTCTTGGGAAGCTGGGCTTACTGATAATTTAAAAAATTTTGAGCAAAGCAAAGATATTAGTAAGTTAATCTTACGCCCAACTTCTGAAAGAAATTGGATAAATGACGAATACATAGCAAAAAACATTATTATCGAAGAATCAAAAGATGATTTGATTGTTTTTCTACAGGACGATCTTCAATTTATTGCAGATCAAAACTATCTTCAAAAACTTTGTGAAGATTTCGAAAGAACAAATTTTCAATGCCTAGAGTTCAACGGCATTAGAAGACTTACCAATAGAAATAAATTTTCTTCGGGAAGATTTGCTTTATCCCCAAATGAACTAAAATATTGGGTGTCTGATAAACCTCATTTTCAAACAATGGGTGTGTTTAGAAGAAAAACATTTCAGGAGTTAGGTCCGTATCCTACTAATTGGCCAAAAGATAGACAATACTGGGGACGATCAGAAGACTATTATGATGTTTTGGTCAAAAAACACTATAGTTTAATTAACATTTCTTGTCATTTTCCTGCTTTTCTTGGTGTATGGAACGACCCTAGGGGTGGATATTCATTTATCAGAAATGACTTAAGATATGCATTATACGAAGAGCCAACGGATTCAACTGGTTTGTACTATGCTCAACACACTTTTGAGCATATAAAATCATTGCAAAATACTAATTTACCATTATCTTATATGGACGTTGCAGTTCCACTTGGGTGGAAAGTTGCAGTATCTGCAGATGGTGATCAGGCAAAATATGTACAAAATGATATTGTTTTGTCAGAAAAAGGCAAAGTAATATGAAATTCTATTTCAATAGAAAACCTATTAGTGGACCATGGGGAGGAGGTTCAAAAGTTCTTTCTTCTATAATTGAAGAGTGTTTATCAAGAAATCATGATATATTTTTTGATGAAGATATAAGAAAAAATATAGGATTTGATATACTTTTTTGCATGGATCCTCGTCCAACATCTTCAGTGACTTATGTTGATTTGATCAATCACAAAAAAAGTTACAATTCAAAAATTGTTCAAAGAATTGGTGATCTAGGAACACATGGAAAGCCTGAACTTTTAGACATAGTAAAAAAAACTTCTGAAATATCAGACTTTTTGATATTTCCAAGTGAATGGGCAAAAAATTATTTGCTATCAAAAAACAAAAATGTAATTGTAATTGAAAATGCACCACTTTCACAATTCAATATACAAAAAGATCCTAACAAGTCATATGACGGCAAGATAACAATTGTTAGTCACCATTGGTCAGACAATCATAACAAGGGTTTTGATATATATAAAAAATTAGATGATTATTGTAGATCTTCAGATAAATTTGAATTTATCTACATAGGTAGAAAACCAAACAATATAACATTTAAGAACGAGCTTCCTCCACAAGGAGTAGAAGGGTTGGTTTCAGAATTACCAAAACATCATGTATATGTTACTGCTTCAAAACTAGAAGCTGGGGCGAATCACGTACTAGAAGCACTGGCATGTAACTTACCTGTTTTATATCACTCACACGGTGGAAGCATAAATGAGTATTGTAAAAATTATGGGATTGAATATCTTGATCCCCAAGATCTGATACACAAATTAGAAAACTCTATTCAAACCGTTAAAACAATCTATTATTCTATGAACTATACTAGAAATTGTAACATTCTAGCAAAAGAATACGTTGATTTATTTGAAAGCCTGATATGAAAGTAAACATAAGCATAGATGATGTTTCTCCTCATCCTTTGTCTTCAGTAAAAGTCTTAGATAGATGTTATGAGTTGATACAAGAATTCCCGGATATTAAATTTTCATTATTTATTCCAATTGCTTATTGGAGAACAACTAGACAAGATATTGCTACTAAATACCCACTTAGAATTGATGCATATCCAGAATTTTGTAAAGTTTTAGATAACTTACCAGAAAAAAATTTTGAATTGTGCTATCACGGACTTTTCCATGGAATACCTGGTAAAAGTGATAATGATGAATTTCAAAACATACCTAAAGAAGAAGCAATTGAAAAATTTGTCACTATGTTTGAGATAACAAAAAAAGCAAATCTTATACATAAATTTAAACCAATATTTAGACCTCCAGCCTGGAGGATGTCTCCCGGAGCGATAACGGCTGCAAAAGAAATTGGTATTAAAATTTTAGCATTATCACAAAAAGATTATGCAAAAAAAACTTACGCTGGTGAAGAAAACAATTTTTCAAAAGTTGTTTACTATAATTACAATCCACCTTTTGATGATTTTACTTCAAATCATGATTATGCAGAAGTTGTTTATCACGCTTGTGAGTGGGATAAAAACTTTTTAAGTAAGCAAATGTCTAATCAACTTTCTTCATGGTTATACAAACAAAAAAATATTGAATTTTGTTTTTTAAGCGAATTATAGAATAAATTTTATCAATGGGAAAATCTGATCCTTACATATTTGCTGAATATGCAGGTATATTACCAAAGTTTGATTATGAATCAATAGCATTTTTAGGACAACATGTGAACAATGAATTCAGTGATTTGTTCACATCAAAAGTGAAACACTTTTACGATCTACAATTAGGAAATTGGGAAATAAATAGCGATTGGTATCTACAACAAACATATGACCTAATCATATGTACCAGATGTGCATACTTTTCTAAAGACCCAGAAATATTCGTAAAAAAAATAAAAGATCACCTGACTAAAGATGGAATTGCACTAATAGATTGGGGTCTTGGTGACCATTGGAGATTTGAGAATTATAAAGTTGGATGGGTAAGACAAGGTGAACATGAATTTGCATATAACCCAAACAACTTTCTTTATTCTTGCTATTGGAATGATAATCTTTTACTTGAAAAAGATGTTAAAGAATTTTGGAATGCAGTGAGAAAAAATCCCTCTTATGGATATGAAAATTGTGTTGATCTTGTTGCAATAATAAATTCTGAAATTCCAAAAATTATTACATATGATGCAAAAAAAATTAAAACTAAATTTCTTTGGAAAGAATCACCTCAACTGTATATAATAACGGTTATTTGAATGAAACAATTAGCAATTTTGACGACTTCAATCATAGATGAACAGTGTGTAGTTGCATCACAAAATTCACTGCACAAATTTTTAATTAGTAAAAATCCAGACGTGCATTTTACGCAAATAGTGCATGTAGATAATCATAAAAGATCTTTAGACAGGTATTCAGGTAGTTTAGATTCAATTATAAACATATACAAAAATCAGTGTGATGCAAAAAATTATACATGCAATTTGATAATAGGTAATCCAAGAAATGGTATTATAAAGGCTGCATATAATCTTTTTGAATCATTTATAGAAACAAATATAGAAAATTGTTTAATTTTTGAAGATGATACGACGTTAGAAAGAGACGTAAATATAAGTAATCTTTTAAATATTTTTAGTGATGATTCAATATTGCACTTATCGTTTGCAGTAGAAACAACTGCAACTAGCGCATACTCAACTGAAATGCCTTTTATAAATGAAGGTAAAGATAATTCTTATTCTGAAAAAGAATATATTTTCTTTAAAAGAAAATATAAAGAAAAACCATCATTTACTTGGAACGGTACTTTCTTAAATCAAAATTTGATTAGATTAATACTAAAAAATTACAACAAAAATATAACCAATGAATCAGGATATCCAGAAGATCAAATTGCAAAAATTCTTTATAAGAGTAATCCTGAATTATTCATAAAAACAATCTTTTATAATGAGCCGTTACATGATGAGCAAGTAAAAGAAGGTTGGAATTTAAAAATATCCCCAAGTCAGCACGTAATTTTTGATAAAATCAGATACTCAGGTGGTAGATCTAGGGCTTTATATTAATTATGACATCACAAAATTATAAGAGCATATACGACGCATGTGTAAAATTTTCACAAAACAAGTCAATAAAAACTATAGTTGATTTAGGGGCTTGCCATGGTGAAGGTTATGAACTTTTTGGACGCTTTTATCCTAATGCATCATATACATTTGTAGAACCATCTAATAGGTGCATACATTACATTAATGAGATTATAAAAAAGTATCCTGATAACAAACTTAACCTAATTGACGGAGTTCTTGGCACTAAAAATAGTCAAACAGCTTTTTATCAACTTGAACATGATAATGATCAGTCTGGTAATTTGTTTTCAAATAGAGGTGGTCAATATGGCAAATCAACTGAGTGCATAGTAAAGACTTATGATTATAGAGAAATTTTTACTCATATTGATTTTGTGAAATGTAATATTGAGGGTGCAGAATATCAATTAATAGAAGATGGTTTTTTTGATATTGTAGACTCATTTGTCATGGAGGCACATAATATTCACGTACCAAATAAAAACTATCGCAATATTTTATCTGCTTTAGGTGATAAGTTTGAATTATCGGTATGGGGTAACGTAAATTACAAGTATTGTTTTATAAATGGACAAAAAAAATGATAAATTCATTTTACGTAGAAGATATGACTTCTTTACGGTATGCAATACCATTTATAAAACTTACTAAAAAATTGTTGAATTTAGATATATCTCTTGTATACAACAGCACATTTTTTACTAAAAAATATAACGACATAAATAACGATATAAACAAAAAAAGATTTTTAGAGATTGTTACAGAAAATAACATTCATCTAATAGACTCATCAAAAAAAAGTATAAATTCAGAGATAGTCATTTGCGTTGAAAATGTCAACAAAATTTTTTATAAAAAATTATTTTCTGTACAACATGGATTTGATTATGCTAACTTATCAAAAACTAATAAGTTAGCAACATACCTTGTGACAGAAAAATACTTTAGTGATGAACTATCAAAATCTGGTATTAAATCTCTTATACAACCATTCCCAATTTCCCTTTGGGATTGTTATTACGGCTTAGATAAATTTGATTTTTTTATTGATAAAAAAACATGCTTGTTATTTTATATTGAAAATGATGTTTACAAAAACATATTTTTTGATGTACAAAATCACATCCAATCATTAGGCTTTAATACCATAATAAAGCAAAGAAAAAAACATATACCAATACCTGAGGCATTTGATAATAAATTTTATGACCAACTATGGTATCCTTCAGAATCTATTTTATTGCCAGTGATTTCAGACATAATCGTAGGATTTGAAACAACTGCTTACACTGATTTAGTACACTTAAAAAGAAATTTTTATGATTTTTCGTTAAACAGTTTTGTAAAAAATATTTATAAACCAAACAACAAAAACTTTATTCATTTATCACATGATAATGAAAAATCTATTGAAATGTTTAAGAGTATAGAATTACCCTCTTTATCTAGAAAAGAAAAGTTAGGTTATCAAATAGATTATAAGAAAATAAAAATTTTCTTAGAAAACATATTTTCATGAAATCAATTTTTATAACAGTTAGGTCGGATTCAACTAGATTACCAAACAAATCTTTCATTGAAATATGTGGTAAGAAAACCATAGAGATACTAATTGATAGGATAAAAAAAAGTAAAAAAAAGGATAGCATAATTTTGTGTACATCAACTAGAATAGTTGATGATCAACTGTGTGAAATTGCAAAAAAAAATGAAATAAATTTTTATAGAGGATCACTTGAAGATAAACTAGATAGATGGAATAATGCTTGTAAACACTATGACGTTGATTTCTTTGTAACAGCAGATGGTGATGATTTATTTTGTGAACCTTCTTTAATAGATTTAGCATTTGAACAATACGAAAATGATCCCACGATTGATTTCATAAAAGCAGATAACGTAATTTGTGGTGCTTTTACTTATGGAATAAAAGCATCTGCTTTAGAAAAAGTTTGTCAAATAAAAAATACATCAAACACGGAAATGATGTGGGTGTATTTTACAGATACAGGTCTATTCAAAATTCAACAATTGAATGGAGTGAAAAAATCCTTTTATAGAAACGATATCAGGATGACATTAGACTATGAAGATGATTATAGATTTTTTCATCGGGTGTTGTCTCATTTTGAAGAAAAAGGAAATAAAAATTTTGATCTACAGGACATAGTAGAATTAATAGACGCATATCCTGACATAGCTGATATCAATATCCAACTTCAAGAAGTTTGGAAAAAAAATCAAGAAAAAAACATTAAGCTGATATTAAAGTAATTTTGTCACATGACTGAGCGACAAACTTACAGCAGTGGTGAATGGATTCCTGAATCAAAAGCTGCAATACATATATACGATTCACAATTTATGTTTGGTGATGGCGTATTTGAGATGGTTCGAACATTCAACCATTCTTTTTTTCTTCTTGATGAACATATTGATCGTCTCTTCAGAAGTATGAAATTTTTGGATATTCCAATCACTAAAACAAAGGAAGAAGTTAGATCATTATGTTATGAAGCATTTGATAGAAATTCTGCATTTTTTAAAAAAGACATCAATGGATATACTGAAGAGTGTAGATTGATGTTAAATGTCTCTAGAGGCCCTCTTGGAATTTATAAAGAAGTCTTTGAGTTACAGAAGGGGGAAAAATGGAATGAACCTACATGGATCATTAATGTTTGGGAGCTAAGTAAAACATCAAAAACTTTAGCCCATTACTTTGAAACAGGAGTAAATGCTGTAATCTCAGAACAACGACAGATCCCTTCAAGATTGTTAGAAAACAAGGTAAAGAATCGAAGTCGTATGCACTATCAAATGGCTAATTTACAGATGAAACCTTATGGTAAAGATGCAATGCCGTTATTGTTGGACGAAGATGGATTTGTAGCAGAATCTACTGGAGCAAATTTCTTGATTATAAAAAACAATAAAATCATATCACCTGAATTACGAAACATGTTGAGAGGTTCCAGTATGATCTATGTGGTTCAAACAATCGCATCTCAACTTGGAATAGAAGTTGAATACAAAAACTTTGAACCATATGATGTTCTTGAAGCTGATGAAGCAATGTTTACAGGTACATTTGTGAACTTATTACCCTGTAATCGTATCAATGGAAAGTATTTGAATGACAAGGTAAAAGAAAATCCAATGGGTGAATTGACAAAAAAGATTTGTGATCAATGGTCACAAAATGTAGGTATTGATATCATCAAGCAAATCAAACACTGGGCAACATGAATAAAATAATTGTAACAGGATCAGAAGGTCTTTTTGGTACAGAGATAGTCAAACACCTAAAATCTTTAGGTAACGAAATTATTAAAGTTGACATGAAACTTGGTAACGATCTAACTGATGAAAAATTTGTAAAAGAATTTTTTGAAATAAATCGTGCAGACCATCTATTAAATTTATATGCTTTAAATCCACATGTAGATAATGGAAATAATTACACGAATTTGTTTGATGTCACACTGTCATCACTAAATGATTACTTGCAAGTAAATCTAGTCAGCCTATTCTCTGTTTGTAGGGAATATGCTAGAAATAACCCAAATGGAAATATCGTCAACTTTTCTTCAACGTATGGATTAGTGTCATCGTACCCCGACATCTACCAAAAGAACAAAGAAAAGCATGTGGGATATTGTGTGTCAAAGGCAGGTGTAGTACAATTAACAAAGTACTTAGCAGTACATTTAGCTCCCAACATCAGAGTAAATTGTGTAGCACCTGGTGGAGCTGGATTTGAACCAACAAATGAAGAAGGACGAGTCTTTATAGAAAAATATGAACAAAAGACTCCGATGAAAAGAATGATGAAGTCTGGTGAACTAAATGGAATTATTGAGTACCTTTGTTCTGACAAATCGTCATATACTACTGGCGCAGTATTTAGCATCGATGGAGGTTGGACAGCATGGTGAATTTTAATAACATTAAGACTCCATATTTGATAGGTGAAATTGGAATAAATCATAACGGAGATATGAATATTGCTAAAAAACTGATTGACGCTGTAAATGCGTGCAACTGGGATTGTGCAAAATTTCAAAAAAGAAATCCTGATGTATGTGTTCCTGAAAATCAAAAAAGTGTAGTTCGTCAAACTCCATGGGGAGAAATGACATACATTGATTATAAGAAAAAAATTGAATTTGAAAAAACACAATATGATGAAATTGATTCATATTGCAAAACAAAGCCATTGAATTGGTCTGCTTCTGTATGGGATATTGATAGCTTAAATTTCTTGTTAAATTATGACGTTCCTTTTATCAAAATTCCATCTGCAATGCTAACCAACAAAGAACTTGTTGTTGAAAGCGCTAAATCAAAAAAAGCTATCATAATTTCAACAGGAATGTCTACAGAAAAAGAGGTTGATGACGCAATAAATTTGTTAGTGAAGCATTCAGATAACATAGTTGTTATGCATACTAACTCTAGTTACCCAACGCCGGTAGATGAATTAAACCTAAATCTTATACCGTACCTAAAAAATAGGTATGGTTTAACTGTTGGTTATTCTGGTCATGAATTTGACTTAGAGCCAACAGTTATTGCAGTTTCCTTAGGGGCAAAGGTTATTGAAAGACACATAACTATTTCTCATAGCTTGTGGGGAACAGATCAAAAATCAAGTCTTGAAGTACATGCAATGAGCATTCTTCAAAAAAGAATTAATGATGTACAATTGATGTTGGGAAGTAATAAAAAAGTTTTAACAAAAAGTGAAATTCCAATTAGAGAAAAGCTAAGAGGAAAATAATATGGTTATCTACGTTGATATAGATGAAACTATATGTAAAACGCCAGAAAATCGAGATTATTCAAAAGCAGTTCCAATCAAAAAAAATATAGAAAAAATAAACAAGCTATTTTTTGAAGGTCATACAATCGTTTACTGGACAGCAAGAGGAACTGTATCTGGAATAGATTGGAGGAATATAACAGAATCTCAGTTTGAAGAATGGGGCGTAAAATATCATGAGCTAAAATTAAAAAAGCCCGCATATGATCTTTTTATATGTGACAAGGCTATTAATTCTAATGTTTTTTTTACTTAAATTTTAAAATCAAAATTATGACTATAAATCAAAAAGGTAACGCAAAAAGGCATCCTAATAAATCAGTTAGGGTATCAACACACACACCAGTTCTAGAACTTGCTATTTCATTATTAGGTAATAATATAACGATAGTTGAACATGGCATGGGAATTTCTAGCACCCCATTCTTTCATAAAGAAGTTAAAATTTCAAGAATACTATCATTTGAAGACGATAAAAAATGGATGAATTGTGCTGATTGTAATACTACAATAAGTAATAAAATTCATCATATAAATTCTTTCAATTCACTTGAAAATTGCAAAAACATTATAAGCTCATTTGTAGAAAATCATAAAGATATAATTGTTTTAGTTGATGGTCCAAGTGATCAAAGAATACAGGTTTTAAAAATAGCACAAGAGCTTATGATTTCTCATATTGTTGAACATGATGCTGAAACATTTAATAGTAATGAATTACTGCAAAGAGTAGAAATTTCAAGAAAAAACAGATATAACGTATACCAATATATAAAACTCAATCCTGAAACTATGTTTTATACTTTTGATACAATAGAAGATATTAACTACGTTAAAATAATATGAAAAACTCTATTGCAGTTGTTGGTCAAGGTTTTGTTGGTGGTTCTATTACAACCGTATTCTCTGAACGTGGTTTTGATGTCTATGTTCACGACAAAACTGGAAAAGTATCAACGGGTGGTAAGCAACCTACAACAGGTGAAAATGTTTTTCCTTGTAACATAAAAGAATTTGTTGTTGCTTGTGAAAAAGTAAAAGAATTTTCTAACGTATATTTTGTATGTTTGCCAACCCCAATGTATGAAGATGGATCTGCAGATCTTAGTATTGTTGAAGGAGTACTTTCACAATTAGCAGAAGTGCCAGGTGAAAGGATTGCAGTGGTAAAATCTACTGTTCCTCCTGGCTCAACTGAGGGGTGGAATAAGAGGTTCAATGAACAAGGTTTACGCGTAGTTTTCAACCCAGAGTTCTTAACTGAAAGAACAGCTTTAGATGATATGCGAAACCAAAATAGAATTGTTTTAGGTGGCCCACGTCCTTGGATCAATACAGTAAAACTTCTATTTAGAAATGCATTTCCTGATGTTCCGATTATCAAGACTTCATCTACAACCGCAGAAATGGTAAAATATCTAACAAATAACTTCTTAACTGTAAAAGTATCATTTGCAAATGAGATGTCACAAATTTGTGAAGCGTTAGACAAAAAGGGTCTAAACATTGATTACGATAAAGTAGTTGAGTATGCTTCTTATGACACGAGGATTGGTAAGAGTCATTGGAATGTGCCAGGACCGGATGGGGATAGGGGTTATGGTGGACATTGCTTTCCAAAAGACATTAATGCAATGATTGATGTTGCTAAAACATGCGGTGTAAGACCAACTATGTTACAAGCAGCTTGGGATAAGAATGTAGAGGTTCGTAAAGACAGAGATTGGGAAAAAATGTCAGGTAGGGCAGTTTCGAAAAAAGCAAAGTAAAAATATATGTACAAGATTCTTGAAGAGTTTATTGAGAGGTTTAAATTATCACCTTCATCATCCCAACTTTCAACGTCTACTCATTTTATAAATGGTGATTCAAACCTAGATCAAACGCAGGTATTCATGTATCTGCTATTAAACTACATGAATAACGTAGATGATATTGAATCACTTGGTGTAGATAAAGATGCACTAAAAAATACTTCAATTGAAGACTTCAAGATTAGTGAAGACTTACTTAGATCTGCTTGGTCAGGCTTCGATAAAGGAGCTTCACCAAGCAGAAAAGTAGGTGATTTATTTTGGTCAACACTAGATTGGAAAAAATACAAAGACATCAAAATACTTGATATTGGGTGTGGTTCTGGTGGGTATGCAAAAAAGATATATGGGTGGTCACAAGGAAATATGAAATCATATTCAGGTTTTGATGTATTTCCAAATGCTAAATGGAATGACGTGTCTCAATGGGGAAAGCAAAATAACGTTGATATTGAGTTTTCTAAAATCAATATAGATGAAAATAACATAAAAGACTTCATACCAAAGGGAACAAACTTTTTCATTTCTCAATCAGCACTTGAACACCTAAAGTATGATTTGAAATACTTTCAAGGTGTAAGATCTTTCATTGATTCTGTCGATTACCCAGTGACTCAAGTTCATATATTTCCTGGTTCAGCATCACTTAAGCTTTTTCTTTTGCACGGTTATAGGCAATACGGTTTAAACTCAATTGCAAAGATTATTAGAATTTTTAGGAATGAAAAAGTTAGATTGGTTCGTATGTGTGGAGATGCATGTAATGAACTACACTATGAGTTTATAACTAAACCTCTATATGTAGATCGAGCTAAAGACAGAAGAGAGACAGAAACAGACCTTTATGATAAGTTATTATTTGAATCTGTGATTGCTGACATGAATCAAGAAATAAAAAATCCTTGTTTCTGGGCAATGATTATTGAATCAAATAATTAGAAAAACTTGAACTGTGTTACTCAAATAATATAGTTTGAGTAAATGAATAACGATGGTACAAGTTTTCAAAACTTACCCACAGGAAAACCACATGTTTCTTTTTCAGAGGTAAAACTTTGGAAAGAGTGTTCTTATAGGCACAACCTTTTTCATGTAAAAAAGATTGATCTGTCGAAACCATCACCTGTATTAGAATTTGGTACAGCGATTCACGCTGCTTGTGAAAAATACCTTCTAAGCCGGGTGATGGATCCACAGATTACAATCAATCACTTAGAGTCTGCATGGAAAAAGCACGAAGCTAACTCTGACTTTTCAACGGATGCTTTAGAAAAAGCAAAGTCAGAGGCTTTACAAATACTGTCAGAAGTCCCTGGATTCCTTGACAGAGAATTCCCAAATTGGGAAGTAGTGGATGCTGAGCACCAATTATACGAAGGTGTTGAGGGGCATCCTCATGCTTTTAAGGGGTTCATTGATGGTGTGATCAAGGCAAAAGGAAAAAGGGGAGAAACAATTTATTGGATCTTAGACTGGAAGACAACAGCGAGGGGTTGGTTCCGCGAAAAGAGATCTGATGATATGGTGAAATCGCAACTTGCACTATATAAAAATTACTGGTGTCAAAAAAACCCAGATGTTCCAACTAAAGATGTAAGATGTGGGTTTATTCTTTTAAAGAAATCTGCAAAACCTGGAGATCACTGTGAGTTATTTTCAGTTTCTCTTGGTGAAGTACCAATCAAGCGATCTTTAAAAATTGTTAGCAACATGATTACCTCCGTAAAAAGAGGGGTTGTGATAAAAAACAGGGATTCTTGCACTTGGTGTGAATATAAAGGCACAGAACATTGTACGTAAAAAGAAGTTACAATCATAAAAAAAGAGATACGATATAGGTGACAATGGGAAACGATAAAAAAACTATTTTAATGTTGTGTGATCACCCACTATCAACGTCTGGTGTAGGGACGCAGGCAAGATGGTTGATACATGGTCTATTGAATACTGGTAAATACAGATTTCGTGTTTTTGGCGGTGCAGTAAAACATGAAGATTACAGTGTAAATGTTGTTAATGAAGACTTTATCATCAAACCAACAAATGGGTTTGGTGATAGAAATTTGCTGAGACAAACACTTGTTCAAGTAAGGCCCGACGCGCTTCTTCTTTTTACTGATCCACGATTCTTTATTTGGGTTTGGGAAATGGCAGATGAAATTAGGCAGATTTGTCCAATAACTTATTGGCACTTGTGGGATAATCATCCATGGCCAGACTTCAATAAAGTTTTATATGAGTCTACTGATTTGATCAACTGCATTAATTGGCCCACTTACAGTATGGTTAAAGAAAGATTTCCAGAAAAAACCAATTACATACCCCATGCAGTTCCAAAAGAGTTATATAAGCCACTTCCTGAAGAAGAGGTAAAGAAGTTTAAAAAGAAGCTACTTGGTGAAAAAAGAGTTGATGATTTTGTTGTCGGTTATGTAAGCAGAAATGCAAGAAGAAAAATGCCAAGTGATATTCTTGTTTCATGGAAAATGTTTTTAGACAACCTTGAATCAAAACACGGTCACAGAAAAGCAACCATGGTAATGCACACAGAACCCCTTGATCCAGAAGGACCAAACCTTTATCACGTCACTGATATGCTTGGAATACAGGACAACGTAGTATTTTCTAAGAATAGAACTACATTTGAAGAAATGTGTGTTTTATATAACACGTTTGATACTATTGTCAACAGAAGTTCTAATGAAGGCTTTGGGTTGCCAACGCTTGAAATGATGATGTGTGGCAAACCAATCATAGCAATAAAGACGGGAGGTTTAACAAGACAAGTAGAAGATCTTGAAACAGGTGAGCAATACGGTATAGCCCTAGAACCTGAAGTTAAGTCTTTGGTTGGTAATCAAATGGTTCCTTACATATATGAAGATCTCGTATCACATGAATCTGTTTCAAATGCATTCATGAAGATGTACGAATTAGGACCTGAAGGTAGAAAAGAATTAGGAGCAAAAGCAATGAATCATGCTCATAAAGATTATGACTTAAATAATGTCGTAAAGAGTTGGGATGAAACGTTGAGTAGCACAATAAAAAAATGGAAAGAAGATAAACCATTGACCTGGACTCACACGGAGATTTGAATGAAAAAGGTATTACTTAGAGGACCGTCACTTACACAATCTGGTTATGGAGTGCATACTAGGCAGGTAGCTAAATGGCTTCTTTCGAAGGAAAATATTGATGTAAAATTTCAAGTATTACCGTGGGGAGATACACAGTGGTTACTTGACAAGTATGCACATAACGGGTTAGTTGAAAAGATTATGAAAGCAACTACTGAGGTAAAAAAAGATTCAAAGTATGATGTTTCTTTTCAACTTCAACTACCAAATGAGTGGGATTCAAATCTTGCAAATTTTAATGTTGGAGTAACAGCTGGTATTGAAACTGATGTATGTAATCCTGATTGGGTTGATGCGTGTAACAAAATGAACATGGTAATAGTACCGTCTAATCACGCAATGAACTCACTAAAAAGTAATGGTAAAATAAATGTACCAATTCATGTAGTTGCAGAATCTTTTTGCGATGAAATACTTGAAGAGCCACAACAAAAAACAGTTGAACGGCTACCACGATTTTCAACTGATTTTAACTTCTTGATCTTCGGCCAAATAACGGGTGATAATCCTTTCAACGACAGGAAGAATATATTCTTCACAATAAAGTGGTTATGTGAAGTATTCAAAGACGATAAAGACGTTGGAATTGTTCTAAAAACAAACATGTGTAGAAATACACATATTGACAAGCAACGTACTAAGCAATTACTAAAAACATTAGTAAAAGAATGTAGGACTGGATCATTCCCAAAGATACACTTGATACACGGAGATCTTTCAAATGAAGAGGTCTCTGCACTTTATAAACATGATCAAATAAAAGCATTAGTTACCCTAACACGAGGTGAGGGTTACGGACTACCGATACTTGAGGCAGCTGCAAGTGGTTTACCAGTGATTGCTACAAACTGGTCAGGTCACACAGATTTCTTATCACACGGAAAGTTTATTCAAATTTCATATGCTTTGAAACAGGTACATCACTCTAGGATTGATAAAAAAATATTTATGCCTAATGCAAAATGGGCAGAAGCAAATGAAGATGATTTTAAAAAGAAGGTTCTAAAATTTAGAAACAATCATACTGTACCAAAAGAGTGGGCAATTGAACTTTCAAGTGTAATAAAAGAAAAGTATTCTTCTAAAGCTATTGAAAATGATTATGACAAACTAACAAAAGATTTTCTATGATTATTGCACTACTATTTTTATCAATAACGTCACTATGTTCTATCGTTGGTTTGTATTATAGCGTAAAAAAAAACATACAGTTAATTGAAGAGTTAGAGGTAATAAACTCTCAGTTAGATTCATCCATAGAAGAATTAGACTATTTGCATAAGAAAATAGATAAAAAATCAAAAGTAGAATTATTTTCTGACGAACCTATGATACGTGAATTAGTCGAAGATATTAAGCAAGCAAAAAAAATAGTCATGAGTATTTCTGAGTCTTTTACAGTTGAAAAAGAAAATAACACAAAAAGTTTATAAAAGAAAGTTCTAGTTTAATGCGAAATAGAAAAAAAGAAGTTGAAAAAGGAAAGGGTCGGGAAAAGAAAATAGACAACCTCAAGCTATATTTCAACTCAGACACTCAATTTGCTATTGTAAAGTTTCAATCAGCAACAAATAGAAAAGAAAGAGATCAATTATACGTAATAGAAATACTTCCTGCATTTGAAAAACTTGTAGAAAATTTAATCAATATACACAAGTTTGCAGGTTTGTATGATTCATATGATGATCTAAAAAATGATTGTGTAAACTTTCTTTTTGAAACGATAAATAAATTTGATGCATCTCGTGGAACGAATGCATTTTCTTACTTCAACGTCGTTGCAAAAAATTGGTTGATCATAAAAACTAAGCAAAAATCACAAAAGACAAAGAAGAACGTAAGTATAGATGATCCTTCATCACTAACAAATCACGAAAAAAATATTATTGATGAACATAATTTAGTTCCTTCACAAGACGTATCTCTTGAAGATCTTTTTTCATCTAGTTCAATTTCTGAGATCCTCTATCAAATAAGGGAAAAAGTACGAACTGAAAATGAGCTAATGTGTATCAATTCAATAATCACTATATTTGAAAATATAGATGAAGTTGATCTATTGAATAAAAATGCAATACTTCTTTACATGAGAGAACTTTCCGGGCTCAGCCCTAAACAGCTTACTACTACAATGCAATCAATAAAAAAGTATTATAAAAAACTAATTTTTGAACAAAGAAATGAGGATTGAATGGAAACTTCAATTGAGGATTCTGAACTAAAATTAGAAAGTAAAGTAAGAGATTTTTCTAGTCTATTAGATCACATAGAAGGTCTTTCTGATAAAAAGAAAAAATTATGGAAAGAAATATATGAAAATGCTATCTATGATAGACAAAATGCATACATACTTTTCACTAAGGTTTTAGCTATTGTCGAAAACAAAAGTGTTGAACACGCAATTCATGGTAAATCACTTTCATCGTATATTGAAAAAATGAGTAAAGCAAATGATCAGTTAATAAGACTTGCTGAACTCGTTGCAAAAGCAGAAAAAACAAATGATGAAATAGATCCAGAAGAAATGTTCAGAAAAATAAATACGTAATATATGCCTTATAACCCACATACCTTATCAAAAATATCTGAAGGTACTATAACAAAAGTAGAAACCCAGATAAAAAACTTAGTACAGGATCCATTACCTGTATTTAGGAGGATGTTTATACTTGACGTCATATATGATCCTCACATTATTGACGATAACAAATTAAATTATTGGAACAACGTTTTGAAGGTATCAAATGCACAATATGCAAAGATACTTCCACGTAATTCAGTAGTTGCTCAGATGGCAAACATCGGAAACACAAGAATAACTCCAGTAATGTTTTTATTTCCATTTTTTCCATCACACCTTGCATTACCTTGTAAACCTGGAGAAATGGTGTGGGCAATGTTTGAAAATCCAGATTCAAGAATCAAGGAAATGGGTTATTGGTTCTGTAGAATAACCGAGCCACATTTTATTGATGATGTAAATCACACTCATCATCCTATGCAGTTAGATCATTCATTAAGATCTAGTGCAAAGAAAAAAGTACAAGAAACTGATGATCCTGTTTATGAATTAAGAAATGGAAAGACTGAAAAAAGAAAAAATGGTATAAGGTCAGTTGTAAAAGAATCTAGGTTGTTAGAAACAAATGATGAAGAAATTTTCGAAAAACTTGTGACCGAGACTGATGCGGCTAGGGTATCACAGTATGAATCAATTCCTAGGTTCAAAAAAAGACCAGGTGATATTGCGTTAGAGGGTAGTAATAATGCCTTAATAGTTCTTGGAACAGATAGGGTAAATAAAGCGGGAGATTATACTCAAAATGATTCGCAACCAGAAAGAGGCATAATACCTGAATTTTCAAGCTTTGATCTTGTTGGTGAAGCTGGATCTATTGACTTAGTCACTGGTAGAGGAATGACCTCTTCAACGGGAGGTATCAGCACAATAACTTCAAAGATTGCAGATGGTGAAGAACTTAAATCTGAATTAAATAAAATAGAAGAAAATTTAGTTGAAGATGAAGGAAATCCTGACTTAAAAAACGATAGAAGTAGAGTCCTAATCTCTCAAAGAACAAATGTAGATGCAAATTTTTCTTTAAAAGAATATTACGATAAAAAGTTTCCAAACAGTAAAATAGTCGACAGCCAAAATGATTCTGCAATTGTTATAAAATCAGATAAAGTAAGGATAATTGCTAGATCAGACATAAGTTTGATAGTAAAAAATTATGAGGAAGCAAAAAAAGAACCTAACTCTAGGTATAAAGAGGAATCGTCTGATGATAAACTTTGGGCATCAGTCACAATAACAAGAAATGGGGACGTAATTTTTACGCCAAGTGAAAAGGGTTATATAAAATTAGGTGGTGAAGACGCTGATAAAGCAGTTTTGTGCACCGCAAATAAGGCAAAACAAAATGATGGAAAAGTTTCTTCATTACCTATTGCATCAACTGCAGGTGGTTTCATTGGTACAACGGGAGGAAACACTGATAATGCTGCTGTTGGTTTATCTGCGGCACCTGACTTAGGAACTTTTTCTACCAAGGTTTTAATTAAGTGAATTATGCCGGGTATTATTGAAGATTTAGGTATTATCAGCAATGGTAAGTTAACAAAAAACACTTATTCAGGATTTGTTGCTGACGTAAGAAGAAGGTTAAGAACGGGTTTGGGGATCCTAAAATCTCCTGACTTAGGAAAACCAACGGAACCTATTTCTTTACACGAACTTGCACAAATAGAAAAACAATTTCTCTTCCCAGAATTTCATAGTATCTGGAGAGAAAGATATGAAAAAATGGTAAGACAACTCAATGTCCCAGGAGGATTTGGGGTTGCTGCGACCACATTTTTAATAGATCCAGTTGCATTAGCAAAGGCAATGGGTGCAAAAGAAACTCCACAGGTAAAATTTCCAGATATACTTTTTGAAATTCAAGGTTTGCCACCTCCTGATGGTCCTCCAGCCAAGCCACCAACACTTGAAGATGTAATGAACGATCCAGCAAGCGTTAAATCTGTTGACTTTTTCGACAGGTATCTAAAAGATATAGATCCATTAGATCCATCTAATATAACGAATTTAAAGAATATAATAAGTGCCCTACCGGTTCCAATCAAGCCAGAATTTCCTGATCCAAGGTTACTTAGGTATGGTTACACTGAGAGGTTTGCATTTGAAAATAAGGTCTATAACAGTCATCGCTCAACTCATGGAACAATGCTTACACAAGCAATTACTCTTATTCCCAATACAGTAATTGAATTATCTAGCGGTGTAGGTTGTTATAGTTTAATGAAAGCCACCAGGGAAACTGCTGAGTTAACACAACCAAAACCAATGTCTACAAGCGTTTTTGAGATTGCAGCGCAAGAAATACTCTTACAACATCAAATAAAACTAGAAAGTGCAATAATACTTGGACAGATGTTGGGAAGTGGTGCAATACTACAGGCACTTGCTGCAACTCCTGAAGAAACGGGTGGATTAGGAATTATCAACACGTCAACATCACAACAAGGTGAAACCGCCGGAGGACTACAATCTAATGTTTCTAACTCTTCTACGTCAGGTGGCGGAGGAGGATCTTCTGTTTCTTCTGCTTCAACTTCTTTGCAATCATCTCCTGGATCATCAGATGGACAACAAGGTTTAGGATTTGCAAAACCACCTGATGATGTACCACCTCCTAGTGGTCAAACATCTCAAGAAGGGTTTGAAGGAGATACACAAAGTAGTTCAGAGTTTGCTCAAGATAAAGATGAACAATCTACAGGAACGCCTACTGGATTTGGATTTAGTGGTCCAAGCGATGACATACCACCAGGAGATGGAGAAGGAAATTCTGATCCTTACCCAACAGAACAGGGTGGTGGTGGTCCAGCCGGAAGTCCAGAGCAAAATCAACCTTTTGGGTTTAGTCCTCCACCCGATGATGTACCACCTCCTGTTGGTTCAGATGGAGAAAATAACGGAGCAGGAACTGGGTATAATCAGACTCAATCATCAGCTGATGAACCTTTCCCTGACAATTATCCACCTGATGGAGGAAGTCAAGGGCAGCAAACGTACCCACCAGGTTATGGAGATGTACCACCTGACGTTGGCGAAGAAAGGCCTTATGCTCCACCTAAAGCCCGTCCACAAGAAACGCTTGGTGATCTTCAAGGTACAAGTCCTCCAAGCAGTTATGAGTATAATGACGATGGTACACCAGCAGATCTTAAGGAAATTGACATTGAAACAATGCCTATCCCTGAGCCAAATACCGCAAATTATAGCTCAGATGATGAGGAAGAAGACGTAGTTGACAATAAAAGTTCTGCTGGCTCATTTTCTAAAAACTTATCAAATGTAAGAAAAAGAATAAAAGACCTGATACAAGGGGGTTCAACGTGTCCTGCTGAAGGTGGTTATATTGGCGGAATTTTAGGTCCACCACCTGATTGGCCATCTGCAGCACCTGGATTTGCAACTACGAATACAACTTTTAGAGGTGTTAGAGGAGGACCAGGAACCAAAGGAGATAAAGAATGGATAAATGTAATACCCGGTGCAAGAAGAATAATTGGCGGTGATTATACAACATATGAAAAAATAGCAGCTCAACCCGTAGATCCTTCAAACACAACTCAAAGCAAAGCAACAACATGTACTGTATTACCAGGTTGGTTGTTGGAAAATATTTTGTTTAACCCGGAAGACCCTGGAAGCGCTAGCGATTTTTTTATTATGCTTGATTCAGGTTCAGATGGAAAAGTTCTTGGAAATGGATTTCCATATGTAAAGGTACAGGTCGTACAAGGATCAAATCAAAATAAAATAACACCATCAGCAGGTGGTTTAGGTACACCACCTTATCTTGCAGCATTTTTAGATGCATGGGTAAATGCTGATCCCACGAGTCAAAATGTAAATCCAGGTTCTTCTCCAGGAGATCCAACCAAAAAACCAAAATATGGAGACATCTATTTAACTAGAGATAATCAAAAATTAATAAGACATATTGGTGCAATTGTTGCCTGGAATCCAACGGGAGGTTGGATTGGTACTGCTGACCTAGGACAGGGAAGTATTTCCAACAACCAACAAGGAATGGCATACTGTAAAAGATCTGTAATCACCGACATAAAAACTGGTGCTATTTTAATCCAAGGTGAGTCTGCACAAAATGATGAAAAAAATAGTAGAATATTGATGGGATGGATAGACATGGACGTCTTTGTAAAAAAGCTATTAATGATAAATTCAGGTTTCTATGATTTAAGACAAAAACCAGGTTGGTTGTACGGGGTTTAGGATTGATACAAATAAACTAAGTAATTCATAACAATTTTGATTTCATGAATTGGTTTGATTATGAGACAGGTTTAATATATAGAGATAGGAAACACAATGTCTTGTGATGTCATAAAAACTGTCTCATCAACAATCAATTTTAAGAGTGTTGGTGTAACAGGTAAAAAAACAATAGAAAGCATACAACTCCCAAGCATTATTCCTATCGGGATAAAGACTCCATTGAAGTTAGGAAAAAGTCATGGTATATTTGAGATGTATACTAACCTAGCTGATACACTTCATGACAATCTTAGAAATCTTATATTAACAAACTGGGGTGAAAGACTTGGTCAATACTATTTTGGTGCAAATCTAAGACCTCTAACAACCGAGTATGCAAATCAGGAAGAATTTGACTCTGAAGCAGTTGTTAGGATAAAATCTGCAGTTAGTTTATGGATGCCGTTCGTAAATTTGATAGATTATACTTCTGAGTATGAAAAAAACGAACGAAAACCATCCACTGCATTGATAAAAATTCAGGTATCTTATAACATATCAACAATTAATATACCTGAGCGTAAATTACGTGTAAATCTATATGTACTCTAACGGAAATCCATAAAATGGCTACAGATCCTAAAAAGATAACAAAAGAAGTAAGACAAAGAAGATATCTCACAAGGGATTTTGATGGGTTTAGATCTACTTTGTTAGACTATGCAAGGCAATATTATCCTGATAGGATACAAGATTTTTCTGAGGCGTCCGTCGGTGGTTTATTCCTAGACATGGCTGCATACGTTGGAGATAATCTATCGTTTTATCTTGATCATTTGTATGGAGAGTTAAACCCCGAAACTGCAGTAGAAACCGTCAGTCTACAAAGAGCCTTAAGAAATTCAGGAGTTGAAATAAATGGATCATCTCCTGCCACGGTCCAGGTTACTGCATACATAGAAGTGCCTACAGTTTCTCCAAATGATGATGATCCAAATTTATCACTTTTGCCAATCATCAAAGAGGGTTCAATATTTACAAGTGATAGCGGAATACCATTTACGTTAATAGAAGATATAAGCTTTATTGTAGATCCTGATGAAGATGGAAATTATGATATTAATCCACTTGTAAAAAAGAGAATAGGTAGAAGAAGACCAAATGGTGATATCGTTAGTTATTATCTAACCCTTGATGGATTATGTGTATCTGGAAGAGAAACACAGGAAACTTTTACGTTAGGTACATTTGTTCCTTTCAGAAGAATAATGTTATCTCAACCAAATGTTACAGAAATTGTAAGAGTGTATGATGATCTAGGCAACTCATACTACGAGGTAGGTTCACTTTCACACGATGTTGTTTATAAGAACGTGTTAAACTCTTCTTCTGATAGCGAACTTGTAAAAGATGGGCTGAGAATAATCCCAGCACCATATAGATTTGTAAAGATCACTGATCTAGCGACTAGAAAATCTACACTAGTATTAGGTGGAGGCTCTGCAACAACTTTAGATGATGATGTAATTCCTGATCCATCTGAATTTGCACTGCCTTTGCCTTATTCAAAAACAATAAAAAGAGCTGCACTTAATCCTGAAAAGTTATTGACTACAAACACGTTAGGTGTCACAGGAGTCGATACAAATCTAACAATTATTTATAGGTATGGTGGTGGTTTAAGCCACAATGTTGCTCCAAACTCATTGACAGGCATTACAACATTAAAAATTGTATTTCCTCTAAATCCACCAAATTCTGACGCAGTAAAGGTTAGAAATACATTAGAAGTTGGAAATCTGAATGCAGCATCAGGTGGTGAAGATGCATTAAGCCCAAGAGAACTTATTGCACTTATACCTTCTGTGAAAAATGCACAAGAAAGAATCGTTACAAAACAAGACTTACTTGCTAGAGTTTACACTATGCCCTCTAATTTAGGAAGGGTTTTTAGAGCATCAGTTGCACCAAATCCAAATAATCCGTTATCTTCACAATTGTTCATTATATCGAGAGATAATGATCAAAGATTGATAATGTCACCGGATAGTTTGAAGGTAAATCTAAGAAAATACTTAAATGCTTATAGAATGATATCTGATGCAATTGATATACTTGATGCACAAGTAATTGATCTACAATTAAGATTTACTGTTGTAATTGATCCTTCGTTGAACAGAACCACTGTTTTATCAACCGTTCTAA